ATGGAAAATTCAGTGTTAGAGAGAATTAATAAGGTAATTTATAACAATGGTTGTTCTATTACCTTTTTAAGTAAAGAGCTTGGTATAGTTCAAACTACGCTCAATAGGCAAATTAAAGGAGATGTTCAATTGTCTGCACACACAATTGAAGCGTTTTTGCATTACTTCCCTAATCTTTCTGCCGAATGGCTTCTCCGAGGTAAAGGCGAAATGCTATTAGGCGATTCCTCTCCTTTGCCTGTGGAATTATTAGATGAAGAGATAATATCTCTCCGTGCCGAAAATGCTGTACTCCGAGAGATGGTTGGCTTAAAAAGAAAGAATGATCGCCAATCGGAGACCGAGATTGCATAGTGATTGATTTTAAAACAAGAGAAAAGATAAAGTGAAAAGTTTTTTTTTAAAATGATTACTCTATACAATGTATTAGGGGTAAAAGACAATGCTACCCTTGAAGAAATAAAAGCGTCGTATAGAAAATTATCTTTGATATACCATCCAGATGTTACAGGTGGCAACTCTGAGATGTATTTAAAGATACAAAATGCATATAATACTCTTTCCGATCCTCAAAAGAGGATGGAATATGATATGCGCCTATATCGATTGATGCATCAGTCTAATAATGATAATATGCGGGGACAACAAAATAAAGAAAATGAGTATAATAATGTAACGCATCAATATCGAGAATCAAGACAGGCAAACAGTAGCTCAAAAACGTCTACTAATAAAGATAAACAACGTCAATCTGCATATCATCAAGCGGGTGTAGGATGTTTAACGATACTTGCAAAATCATTTTTAACAGTATGTGGCATATTGATTTTAATTTGGATATTAAATGAATATGAAGAATCAAATCATTCAATGGATAAAAATATCGATGCAGAAAGCGACAAATTAATTGCCGAAGAGGTCGTTGCTCCAAGAGAAGAATCCTATTACAAAGGTAATCAATTAAAAAATGGAGCATCTCCATACAGTGCTTATATTGGAAAAAACAAATATGATAAAAGCATTGATAATTATATCTTAATAAAAAATGGTTCAAAAAGCGATGTCGTTGTTCTTTTATACAATATTCTAAGTAATACTTGCGCAAGAAATACTTATATCCAAGCAGGAGTTAATTTTAAGATTCGCAATATACCTCAAGGAATTTACAAAATGAAATGTTTTTATGGAAATGACTGGAATCCTAATCTAACAATGCCCAATGACATTATAGGGGGATTCGAAACAGATGTTTCTTTTAGCGAAACAGGGGAAAACGATTATTTTGATATGTATCTGAAAGAGGACGAATCTGGTACGTCTATTCCCAATTATACAGTAACTCTTTATCAGGTTAGAAATGGTAATCTATCTATGCCTACAATAAGTAAAGATAAATTTTTTGGAAAAACAAACTAAATATAAACGACATGAGAAAAATCTTAGTTATTATTTCTATTCTATTTGTATGTATATTTATTTCTTTTGCAAAAGAAATAAATAGAACATTTTACGGATTAACCTTTCACACAAGTTACAAAATAGTGAGATGGCATTTAGAAAAAGAAAAACACAATGTATTGGAAGAAGATCAAAGTATTGTTATGTATGATAATGTTCGTATTGGAGGTTTCAACTTTGACAATGCTACTCTATCTTTTTATAACGATTTATGGAAATCTGTAGTATATTCATCTGGACATATTAATAAAGATCAAGCCATTGACAAATTTAATACGATAAAAAATGCGTTAACATTAAAATACGACATGTATGTACTAAAAGAAGATACTGATATTATAATATTTGAAGATGACAGAACGGGCATAATATTATACTGGGAATATGGTGAATCAAGGGGAGGAAAAATGTTCTATTATGTTACATTATCATATTATGATAAGAACCTATCAGATAAACAGTTTCAAAAAGAACAAGATGAGTTATAAATAGGACCAAACCACAATTACACCTTATATGCAAAATATTATAGATGAATCATTTAACAAATCTTGAATAAATTCATATGAACACAAAAATTAAACAGACATTAAAGTTACTTTTAGTAGTAACTTTATTGGTGTCCTTGACTGGAGCCGCTCAAGTAGCAAATGTATATATTTGTACTGGTAGATACGCTAAAGTGTACCATTCCAACAAGAACTGCAAAGGACTGGATAATTGCAAAGGGGAAGTTAAGTTGGTTTCTTTGGAAACGGCTAAACAACAAGGTAAACGAGCTTGTAAACTGTGCTATAAAAAATAGAGAGAATCCCCCATCACCAAGTTTAGATGCTTAGCGATGGGGAAATCCAGATTATAGCCCCTGAGTGTAAATAAAGTGTTCGATAATTTGCGAATATTTGCAAAAAAGGTAACTTTGCACAAAGGAACGGAAAGATATGATTATTGAATTTGACAAGGACTATTTGCGTGAACTCTATACAGAAGGTAGAACGAACGACAAAAAGCACCGCTACCAGCCAGAAGTGATAAGGGGTTATCAAAAGGCAGTTTTCGTGCTTTCTTCCGCAAATACCATTACCGACTTGTTCCGAAACAATGCACTCAATTACGAGGTTTTGAAAGGGGATAAGAAAGGTATTTCATCCGTGCGGATAAATCGGCAATACCGACTTGAATTTACCGTTAGGGATGTTATGAACGAGCAAATAGTAACAGTCTGCCGTTTGCTGGATATTAGTAATCATTACAAATAGTTGTGGATATGGAAACAAAAAAAACTTACGCACCGCACGAGCTACAACCGTCCACCCCGATACATCCGGGAGAAATACTGAAAGACGAGTTAGAATCACGTGGAATGTCGCAAAGGAAATTTGCGGCTGTAATTGGTGTTTCTTATTCCGTGCTTAACGAGGTGATAAACGGCAAACGCCCGATAACCACCGAATACGCATTGAAGATTGAGGCGGCAACCGGAATACCTGCTTACATATGGGTGAATATGCAATCCAATTACGACATGCAGACCGCTCGGCGTGACAGTAAGCTGTCTGCGATATTGGATAACATACGCAAGGCTGTTGCTGTTTTGTAACGTTTACGCAAGTTCTCTTTTGAGACATATTTTAAAGGCGGCGAATTTATTTTCGTCGCCTTTTTTATTACATAAAAGTTTAACTTCAACCCTAACCCAAGCGCATTCATTATCCGATAAAATGTACCTACACTTGGATTAAATGTTTCAATATAATACAACCTGTTCGGGTCTTATTTGCGTTTCTTTCCTGATGTAGATAATATACATTATGTTAGCGACAAAGCAAAAGCGGAGAAAAAAGACAGTCATTGACGGAATAGTAATGCGCCCTGTCTGGACTGAAACATTTAAGAATTTCAAGGTTGGTGAATCAAAGACATTCTACCGACCGGACCTAACCACAACCCAGGCCCGTGTCATAGCTGCAAGGCTGAACACTTCCACAAACATGAAATTTTCTGTCTCTACTGGAGAGTTGGAAGAATACTGTATTGTAAAACGGGAGGCGTGAGTTATGGGAACTGCATTCACAAGGGAAGAGTTAATGTCCGATACATTATGGCACATCCGAGAAGATCTACAAGAACAGAGAGCCATCTTACAACGACTGGGATATCCTTATCTGAAATGGTTGCAGAAGCAAGGTCTTCTATTCCGAACAAGAAAAGAAGCCAGAGACCTCTGTAATAGTATCAGAGGATTTTTAGGAATGCAAAAGATTACAACTCCGTGCGAAGAGCTTGATATGTCTCTTCTATCCAAAGAAAAGCAGAAAGATAATACTCAATTGTCTCCTCGGAAATTCCCTTGCTCTGCATCGCTGCCTGCCGATCGGAACCAAACGAATGCTGATTGCGACACGCTTCAAGTGCATATTTCACGAACGCACGACGATCATACCAGTTTAGACTTTCAGGTGAACCTGATAAGAAAGAAATAAATAATTCATTTTCATTCATACTGCTTAATTTTTAAAGTTTTCAATCACAAAGTTAAGCAATCCCAGCAGAGGGTAGTGCCTCCGCTGGGAACAAAAAAAACAAACAACCCTATGAACGCAGAAATAACATTCTTCGAGAAATCGGTCACCTACGACAAGTTTGTGACGGATATAGCCGCCCGTCTCGCTTCATTCATGAAAGAGGACAAAGACGATCCGGAATATATCTCACAGCGGAGAGCGGAAAGAATATACGGACAGGCAAACGTACTCCGCTGGAGAAGATCAGGAGCTATCAAACCAATAATAAGACCGGGTAAGATAGAATATCCAACGGCCCAACTGAAAGAGTTAAGCCGTGTAGACGAGATATTCATCAGATGGCAATTGAGCAAAAAGAAAAAATAAACCAACCGTCGGAGTTTTCCGATATCCGCTCCTTTAGCTCAGACAGGTCAGAGCAGATCACTCATAATGATAAGGTCGCCGGTTCAAGTCCGGCAGGGAGCACCGATATAGACGTTCTTTAACATTGTGGATTAAATCCTGCCTTCCAGTAAATAGGCTTTTGCTTGGGCTGGTAGACGGGTCGTTTCAATCGATCAGCAACAAACTGTATGAGGTTATCGCTTCCGGTGTTGTTTAACCGGTGTTGTCGATGTGAGGTTGTGACGCGTAACGTTCATCTTTCAGATGATCCCTTTCGGTGTTACTCGGTCATGGAGTTGGTCAACCGTCGTTACGAATAAGATATATCCCGGATATGAAGGCGCTACGCCGCTGATTGGATCGGCCTCCGGGAACGAATTAAAAAACGTGATTATGAAAGTACTTATTCAAAAAGAAGTAAAGACAAAACGCTTACGTGAAGTAAGAATCGGGGAAACCTTTAAAAAAGAAATGCACATTGCAGAACAGGTAACAACCCTTTATATCATAGGAATCCCCGTTTTCCGGAAGAAAGAATTATTCAGCGATTAATTCCCTGATCTGATCAAGACTTTGATCTACATACAAAACAGCAGTAGCATCCGGTCTTGAATAGGCAAAATGCACAACAGAACCAGACAAGTCGCTTCTTTCGACATAAGAAATAGAATTAACATTCACGATAAATTTGTCTTTCCCAGAATTTAGTTCAATAAACTTGCTCATTTTCTTAATTTTTTTGATTTGACACTACAAAGTTAAGAAAACCCGGTACAAAGGCGTGAAGCTGTCGATCGGATCGGCTGCCGGGGACGAATTTTTACTCAACTAATTCTTTAATTTTTATTGTTTACAGCTAACGAAGTTGGCAAAACCAACTTATCCGTATCCTCTTGTGACAAGCCGATACGGATTCTTTTTTGACTCTTTTTATTTCCATACTATATAACTCGTGGCAATCCCTATCCGGGTATCCTTGCGGTGGTTGGTTAAGAAGACCGTATTGCCACATAACAAACATTGATATGAAAGAAATATTTATTCCGCCTTAGAGATGGTTGGGCGGCCAAATAAACAAGGTGAAAATTTTAATTATATCAACGTGTCTCGCCTAAAAAGCTCACCTGGGTTTACACGCGGATCGAGTCCGCGATTGGCCTCAGTTATTTTTTATTGGTTTAGAATAAGTAGTAATATCGCCGTATCGGCCTGTGACAGGTAGATACGGTTTCCTTTTTGAAACAAATTTAAAAATCAACGATATGGAAACAGAAAACAAAATCATCTTTGTGATGGCCTTGCTTATGGCAATAGGCAGTGGTGTCGGGATGTTCTACAACTATTCCCTTGTTCTCTTCTTTGCATGTGGCCTTTCCTTATTATATGCAATACATAAGGAGGAACGGAAATGAAGGAGATCTACATCAAGAACCCGGACGGCGATCTTTGCTACGACGGAGAAGAAACCAATGATCCAGAATTCGACGAAATGTTAGAAGATTGGAGGTTTGAAATGAACACGTACAACTATTAATAAATAAGAATTATGAATGATTTAGTAAAAACTGAAGAGCTTGACGTTCCAGTAAAGCCTAATTTGGCTCCAGTAGAAGATGCTGTATTTACACTTGATCCCCAAAATCCAAACAAGGCCCTGACGGATATTGACAATGCGATCGTTGTTCCCTTACAGGCGAATATGGAAATGTGGAATCCCGTCAGCGAAGGGGATACGATGGTCGGTCTTCTAAACGGTTTTACGGTTTTGCAAATGCAGAGCATGAGCAACCCGGAAACTACCGAAGACGTTGAGTGCGCGATCTTATACACACCCAAAGATGTTGTCGATCCTAAGACTGGAGAAGTACAAGGCCGTAAACTGGCAAAAGTCGGCATTGCGGCCAAACGCGCTGTGTCCTTTCTTAAAAGCGTACCCCGCTCAACCATGTGGACCATACGCTTTACAGGTGAACAGAAGAATAAAAACAACCAATTCAAGTCAAAGACTTTCGAATTTTATCAAATGACGAAAAATGACAGCAGACGAACTCATTAATATGGCGATAGCCGAAGGCATAGATGTCAGTAGCCAGCCGGCATCTGTGCCGATGTCCATAGATTACACGCGGTCATTGAAGGATTATGCCACAGCTGGAGAGATAGCATCTTTTCTTCACGCGCGTAAGAAATCCCATCACATTTACTCTAATACACTTCGCAAGAACGGTATCGTTGTAAAAGAAGATATGGGAAAATACCTTGCATCGAAAGATTATATCAATTCCGGTGCACTCAAAGAGGCCATCAAATCCCCTCTTCATCTTTTTTACGCGGTAGAATCCGGTTGGAAAGACCGCTTGGAGGCTTACGAAAAATCCAAGAACTATTTTGTCCTCGGAGAATTCATTCACCAAGCGATACTCGAACCTCGCAAGTTTTCCAGAGTAGTTGTCGAGCCCGGCTTTAAATTGAATACGAAAGATGGTGTAAAAGGGCTTGTTTCTTTCTGGGAGGACAAACTGGACCAGTCCCAAGAAGAAGATGGCGCACCTGATAAAGAGAAAATCAAGAATATTGTAGTTCAAGGAGGTTTCGATCTGGACAAAATGGACGGCCTTAAACAATATTACGCGGCACTCAAAGCAGCTTCCGGTTTCCAAGCCATAGACGAACCAAACAAACTAATAGTGGATATTATGTACTCGAACTATCGTCGTTACGGAGACGGTTTATTTTTCGAGCTACTGAAGCATAGCAAAAGGGAAACATCCATCTACTATCAAGATCCAATCTATTCAATTCCGCAGAGAATTCGCCCTGATGCAATGCAGTTTGAAGAAAATATAGGAGCCGATACTATAATTTCAGTGAAATCCACCAGAGCTGAAAGTATCGGACATTTTACATATCAAACTGCCAAACTCTGTTACGAACTTTCAGAAGGAATGTACTTAGATGTTGCCAGTGCTGTTACAGGTCGGGATTTTAGAAGTACGATCATGATAATGGTTCAAACTATCCCGCCTTTTGGTATTGCAGCATTCGTTTGGGACCCGGAAGATCTCGAAATTGGTAAATACAAATACCGTCAAGCCTTACAAACCGTAGCCGAATGCCGGGAGAAAGGTTTGTATCCTGGATATGATGCGTATGCCGAATCCGGAAATTTTGGGCTTATCTCTATGAAACAACCGGAATGGAACACAAAAGAACTTCATCCGGTAGATATTGATAATTAATTATTAAATCCTCATAATATGGACAAATTTTTAGGACAGGAACAACCCGAAGAAGATAGATGGCAATTTATTCAGGACAATGCCGATGCAATTGAAGAAATTGGTTATACCCATCGTTTTACACCCGAAGAATTAGCACAGAAAAAAGAATCTCTTGCTGAAACTTCTATTGAAATCAACGACATCGAAGAAGAAAAGAAAGAAGTCATGCAAGAATACAAGAAGCAACTGGAGCCTCTTTTGAAACAAAAGAAACAACTTCTTGAGCACATCAAGAAGGGATCGGAGTTCAGAGAGAACGAGCAATGTGCCAAAATTCTTTATCACGACGAAAGGATGGTTGGATATTACAACAAACTCGGAGAGCTGGTTTATTCCCGCCCTATTATGCCGCAAGAAATGCAAAAAACAATTTTCAAAACATTAAAAACAGGAACAAATGACTGAAAACAAATTGAACGTAGTTGTGCCGAAAGACTATAACGGCAAACCTATCGAAGTAGTATTGCGTGAAGGTGAAGCGCCCGTAGCACTTGACCCAAAAGAACAGGAAAGAGTAGTTATCAATGGAACGATAGATGCACCTCTCAGATGGTTGGAAAAGCGTGTCGAACTGATTAATCAGAAATCGACCAATATCATCGTAAACCGTGATAAGATGGGGATAGCATTAACTATTGATGAAACCAACTACTATCAGACTGAAATCAAAGGTATTTTACAGGCTTCCAAGGAAATGCAGGAGTTCGGTATCAATACTGATAAAAAATGGGAGCCTATTAAGCTATCCCAGTTCTTCAAGATGCACCGTGCTTTCTTCAAGGACAAATCTGAAAACATGATACTGGTTTCCACTTTGAAGAACTTTAAAGCAAAGGTAAACCAAGACATTGAGCGCAGCAAGGAGGAAAACGGCAGCAAAGTTGACAGCTACTCGCAGGTGGTTGATTCCAATCTGCCGAAATCATTCAAACTGAACATCCCTCTTTTTAAAGGCTTTGCCTGTGAAGAAATCGAAGTTGAGATTTACGCGGATGTAGACGGTAGAGACGTATCTCTTTCCTTAGTATCTGCCGGTGCGAATGAAGCTATCGAGGAATACAAGAATAAAGTGATTGACGAACAACTGGATGCTATCAGACAGATTGCACCAGATATTGTAATCATAGAAGTTTGATTATGGAAGATTATTATGATTATATCCCCGATTGGGCGATAATAGAAAAGTAGTTGGTTTTTCATGGTATTTAGAATCTTTACCGCGAAGAGCCTGTGAAGGCGTAAGCGGTAAACTTGGGCGGCCAGTAATCAGGGATGAAACATTACGGAGTGCGCACGATGTAAAGAGGCCGGTTCGATGCCGGCGTCGCCCACAAACCCTTTTAGTGAAAACCTTCAAAAAAATGTCAGAAGTAGAGCGAAGATAGCGCAGGTGTTTTCCGCACGGCATCGGTTAGCCGTTGACTCTATCTGAAAGGTGATGCGAAATTGACATAGAAGGTATGACGGAAGTGAGCAGCACTTTAACTGCACCTTGTATGTGCCCCGGATAACATGGTCCGGGGCTTTAAAATGAAGCTAATTTTATACATCATGAATATAGAAACAATCAACAATTGGACAGAGGCGCTTTCTCTGGTTGTCTTGATCTTAGGTATCATGGCTATTCTTTACATTGGATTATGTCTCATTAATCAAAAAAGAAACAGAAAATGGTAAATAGTAAACAATGCAAGGAAGCAAAGCCTAAACGTCTCTCTATCTCCCTGCTTCAGCAGAGATTGGACAAAGTTTTTTCCGAATACATCCGTCTACGAGATGCAAATGAAAACGGTTTCTGCCGATGTGCAACATGTGGCGAAATGTGGAGATGGCAAATAATGCAAAACGGTCATTACATAAGCCGACAGCATATAAAAACCAGATACGACGAAAGGAACTGTCATTCACAATGTTTTAATTGCAATATCGGCTTACGAGGCAACTTAGATCGGTATAAGCGATTTATCATAGAAAAATACGGGGTAAAGGTTCTTGAAGAACTGGAAACAGCCAAGAAAGTCATTGAAAAATGGACCATTTCTGATTATCAGGAGAAGATCAAATATTACAAAGCTGAAGTCAATCGGCTAAGAAAAGAGAAAGGGCTTTAAAATGGCAAAGACCGGATTCCCCTTTTATAGAGCCGAGACAGATCGTTTTCAGGATATCCGGATCAAACGACTAAAAAAAGAGTTTAAAGGAGCCGGCTATGCTGTTTACTCATATATACTCAATGAAATCTACCGAGTAAAAGGTTGCTTCCTGGAGTGGGACGAAAGTACTGCCTTTGACGTATCTGAATACTGGGATCTGAAGGAAAGCCAAGTTGAAGAAATTGTGAAATACTGTTGTGCAATCGGGCTATTTGATAAAGGACTATTCACAAACGGGAGAGTAATAACATCACGGGCAATTCAGATAAGATACATTGAGATGAATAAGCTGGCAAAAAGAAATAGTTTTGATATTCCAGACAACATCTGTCTTATTCAAGAAGAAATGCAAAAACTTCCAGAAAAAACAAGAAAACTTCTGGAAGTTTCAGACAAAGTAGAGTATAGTAGAGAAAAGAAAAGTAAAGAAAAGTATCCTCCCCCTCTATCCCCCGCAGGGGGAAATGGAGGATGCGGAAATAATCTTTTTTCTAAAGATTCCAATACAGATGGGATAGAAAGAAACTTCGAAGGACTGACCAACAGGCTGAACAGATTATTTATCCCTCCAGACGAGTTCAACATCATTTGCCAATTGTCGAACAATGGAGAAATAGGGCATCCCATTTGGACCATAATCCAAGCTGCTGAACGAGGAGGAGCTCGGCTGCACTCTCCCGGCAAATATATTATTTCAGAACTCAAAAAAGCAATCAAGAAATGAAAATCAATGTTTTCAAAACTCAATGTAAAATAGGTTCATCTGTCAAATACAAACAGAAAACAAGAAAAGTTGTCGACATAAACCGAAGTACCAATGAGGTTTGTTTAGACCGCCGTTTGTGGGTTCGCTGTACAGAAGTCGAGTTATTAACATCGGAATAAAAATATATGATCATGCAAAAAGACTGGAAATTAGAAGAAATAAAGCGTCTCAAAAAAAGAGCGCGACAGAAATTTAGCAATACACTGTAATTATGTGGCTGCCAAACATCAAAGACTGATCGACAGACTGGAAAAGGAAATCAATCAAAACACGAAACATTAATACATCTATAACTACCTAAAATTTAAAAACAATGAATGTTAACATCAAAAATTTAAACCTGTCGGTAATCATGCCGGCGATCACCAAGAGTGGCCAACTCGTATGTAACGACCGCGTACCATCTAAAGAGGACAAAGTAGAGCACGCCAGCGGACTGTATCTAATCTACAAAGACGGACACGCAGAGCCGTTTACCGGCGATAACCCCAAAGATTGTGTACGATACATCGGATTAAAGCACAAAGACGTATCGTTTGCTATCTCACTGGCGGAGCATGATAGTGTACAGTTGCTTGACGATGATAGCCTCGAAGTATCTGTAAATGAAACATATTACGAACGTGAATGTGATGCGCTGTTTGATTTTGACGGACAGAAAAATACGGAACGCCTTGTAGCCAGAAATCCAAAGTTGAAAAATCTGCTGGAAGATGGCGAATACATCCCTCCGTTGGGACAACTCAACCTAATGGCGCATTACAACGACAGCATAAACGATGCGCTTGAATACATAGGTGCAGAACCGTTAGCCTCCTCGGCGTGGTATTGGTCCAGTACTGAGTACAGCCAGAGCAACGCGTGGTACGTGTACTTCTCCAATGGCTACACGACCTACGGCAACAAGTACCTCAGTGGCAGGGTTCGGGCGGTGGCAGCATTCAGCTTTAAACTTTAACCTTTCGGTGCGCTCCTCTTGGAGCGCGCCTTGGAATAAAAGAAAATGGAACAGAGAAGGCAATAAAAAAAGAAATCAAGATGGGACAAGTTAAAAGTTTTAATGACATAATTGCTGATTATTTGAAACAACGAGCAGAAGAAGATACCCTGTTTGCTCCAAAGTTTGCCAATCCAAATAAGAGTATTGATGAATGCTGCCGTTACATTTTAGGAGAGGCTCGTAAACGAGGAACTGCTGTTGCAATGAGTGACTCGGAAGTCTTTGGACTGGCCGTGCACTACTATGATGAAAAGGATATCAAGATAGAAAAAGTTTCTGCCGGTTGTTCTGTTTCTTCTTCTCAGAAAGTAAAACTAACAGAAGAAGAGAAGAAAATAGCCCGTGAAGTGGCTATCAAACGGTTAGCCGAAGAGCAATACCAATTGCTTAAAAAGAAGCCGGCGAAAAAGAAAGCAGATACAAATGTCCAACAAATGAGCCTGTTTTGATATGAAGCCGAGAACGAAATTGGAAAAGCTGGTGACGGAGTTAAGCGGAAAACTGCCTGCCATCACGAAGGAACAGGAAGACTGGGCCAAAAAGCATCTGTTTGATCATTTTGCCTACAAATGTAAGGATGAGCTATGGTGTTCCGAATGTGGTAAGATGTGGGTCAATACGAGTAAAGATAAATTGGGTGACAAAATCGAATGCCCTTATTGCCATCATCAATTGGACGTAAAGGTCAGCCGGAAGCAGAAGATCCATGAAGAGGCGTATATGTCCATCCTGCAAGTGAAAGGCGGGTTCCAGGTGATCCGGCATATACTATGTTGGAAAAATATTCGGAAGGAAACTTCTCCGGTGTGTTATGATTTTACAGAAGTGGTTCAAGAGTGGATTCGTGAAGACGGAAAACGTACGATCATAGCCCGACCGATTAATATGGGCAGTAACGGATTTGTATATAGTTCACCTCTCAGTATCAAAGGAGAATATGGAAGTACCCCCTATAACTATTACGGTGATTTATATGCGATACATGGAGAGCTTTATCCAAGGAAAGAATTACTGCCGGAATTAAAAAAACGGGGACTGAATCGACGGTTCCCAGATGTAACCCCGTCGAAATTGATACGTGACTTATTGAAAGGTGGTAACGATTCGGAATTGTGTCTGAAGACCGGGCAAATCCCCATGCTGAAGCATATGTATAGAAACGGCTTCTCCCAACTTCGCTATAAACCGTCGTTCAACATCTGCAACCGCAACCATTACATCATTAAGGACGCTTCTATGTGGGAAGATTATATGTCTTTGCTGTCTTACTTTGGTAAAGATATGCGTAACGCCCACTATGTCTGCCCTAAGAACCTGAAAACTGCACATGATAAACTACTAAAGATAAAACAGGTACGTGAAGCCGGGTTGAGACAGGAAAGGGATCGAGCACAATCTATCAGTAAGCGTGAAAAGTTAATGAAGGATATAGCCGGCTTCTACGAGCGGATGGAAAAGTTCTTCGGATTGAGAATCGAAGAAGAGGATATAATCATACGCCCTTTGGAAAGTGTCACCCAGTTTTATCAGGAAGGTAAGGCCATGCACCATTGTGTGTATCAGAACGGATACTACAGACGGCCGGAATGCCTGATATTGTCGGCAAAGGACACGGCTGGAAAACGATTGGAGACGATAGAGGTAAACTTGAATACACTGGATATCGTCCAGTCCCGATCCTTCTGTAACGGCGTAAGCGAGTATCACGATCAGATAGTAAAACTGGTGAAAAAGAATATAAATCTGATTCGTCGTAAAATGATTGCATAAATAAAGTAAACAATGAGGTACGCATTAAGAAAGCAGGATAAGATTGCGGCTGCAATAGGTGATGATTATTTGAAAAATCATATCCTCAAAAGTCTTGATAGTTTCTTCCGAAAGAGCAATGATGAATGTATAATCAGTTCTGTTGAATTGGACACCTATCAAACCGAATCAGGAGAAAGTTATGCCGTGTTAAGAGTTAATGACCTTGCAGATGATAACGCAATGTTGGAGTTTGCGGTAATTGGGAAAGAGTTCGATGTTTTAAAACTTGCCTTTTTAGGCAGAATGAAAGGATAGAACAATGAAAATAAACAAGAAAGTTCTCAAGGGGATTAAGTCAGAGGCACTTCGGCTGAAACAGATATACGAAGCCAAGAATCTCGAAGTTGATAAAATCATTTTAGAATTACGTGAGGAAGCAAAGGGGAAGCCGGAAAACATGAGCAAGGATGAAGAAATTGCCTACATCCTCGGAAATGCTGACGAAAGGCATTGCAGCGAATGTGTACACTACGAGGCTTGCCCGAACTGTCAGATGTACTGCAAAGCTCTGCAACGGAGAATAACAGCAAGGAAATCTGCCAAGAACTGCAAGTATTACAAATCATTTATCAAGGAGGTAAAGAAATGACAAAAATAAAATTGAATTGGGCATACGCAAAAGGCGAATTTGACACCGATACATTGAAACTGATATGTATTCCGGCAAGAGGGAAGCGTGTGTTGGGTCCCGATGAATTGGACGCAGAACTTTGTATCAAAAATGGCATGAACTACCAAATAGCAGAAATCCATTTGGGAGATGTGGAAAGTTCCAATGTCCTTTGCAATGAGATAGCAAGGCGATGGAATGAGTTTAATTCACGGACTAATATTAACTCAGTATGGCATGATGCAAGGGAAATTATTGTAAAGATGGGATATGTCTTAGTTGAGTTTAAAACAAAACGTGGTGTATCTTACAATATATGGAAAATTGCGAATGTAGACGTAGTTTCTTATTGGAACACATTCATAACAGAAAACAAGATAATAAGGTATGCCTACATCGAAGACTTACTACCTAATACGGAGGAATAAAAAATGAAAGCAATAACAATTAAACAGCCGTGGGCAAGCCTTATCGTGTCCGGGCTGAAAGATATAGAAAACAGGACTTGGAGCTGCCCTAAGAAATACTTAGGTAAGAGAGTGCTGATTCATGCAGCAAAGACCTCAGTTAAGGAGGGATGGAGCGCACTTAACGGAATGCAAATAAAGAAAGTTTCCAAACACAAGGACAAACTTTACGGAGATAATGAAGATTTGCCAAAAGGCGCAATCATCGGCAGCGTCGAGATAGTGGATTGCGTTCAGAATCACCCCTCGCTGTGGGCCGAAAATGGCGTGTGGAACTGGGTGCTGGCTAACCCTATTTTATTCCCCGAACCAATACCGGCTAAAGGCAAGTTATCTTTCTGGGAATATGATAAAATTTCAGAACCTGTGTCTGATGGCGATCATAAAATTTGCATGTGTCGTATATGCGTGGATGAAAAAGTTCAGGTGGTGAGTATGGGGAATTATTTTGTATGTAAATATTGCGGTGGACGCTGGTATAAGTAAATCTAAAAAACATGAAATTTAACTCAAACATTTGCACAACGAGGGAGCAGTCGGAAAGACTGCTTGCTTTAGGATTGAAACCGGAAAGTGCTGACATGGTGTATCATTACACCAAAAGTAGAGTTCCTGCTTTGGAGTGGGAGTTACAAACTAAGCCGCCAACATTGAGAGGTAAGTTTTGGACACCGGAAAGAATAGCTAAACTTGCCAGAAGAGGGGAGACTGGAGAGGAAGTGTTTGATGGACTATGGGGGAAGGATGTTCCTGCATGGAGCTTGTCAAGACTGATGGAATTATTGCCTACCGAGATTCCAGATCCAAAGCCGAGATTTAAGCCGCATCATCCGGAATTGGTAAAGAAAAAGCGAGGATATACTCTTTCGATAAGAAGATACACTGCCGATTGTCTGGTTGGAACACACATTGAGGACGACCCGATAGAATGTTGCATTTCGATGATTGACTGGCTGATTAAACACAATCATTTTGACAAACAATATAAAAAGAAAGGAGGAAACAATGCTGACTAAACAAATGATCCGGGACGGGCTTCAGTATTACAGGTGGGAAACGGATTATCCGCTCCATACAACGACAGATTCAATGAATGATTTTATATATAATCATTTGCCGGAAGATTGCGAAATAACAGAAGTAGATGCAAATCAAATCGTAGTTGATATGGATGGTGATAAGTATAAAATCACTGCTTACGGAGCAGGAGATTTTTGCAATCATGAGGTTTCTATTTATGAAGCTAAATCGTAGTAACATAAAACAGGAAGATTAAAAAATATGAATATAGATACTGAATTTAACGTAGGAGATAGCGTATGCTATCTGAGCGGGGATAACATTATCCATACAACTATAAGCAAAATAATCATCGAAATATCCTATGCTGATGATAATTTCTTTATGGTTTATAAGCTGTCAGATGGACTTAGTGTACCCAGAAACAATTATCCCAAATGGGATAAAAGACTTTTCAAAGACAAAGAGAGTTTGATAAAATATTTATCTGAATCATAACTACTAAAGAATATGAATATGGAACCATTGATAAGATTGGTGGGATTAAAGGGGTGCAGTGGTGATACTTATGCTTATTTTTCCCGTGATAAAGAAAATGTGAAAAAAGCGTTGGAATTGGGGATAGCCTGTACCGGAGCGGACGATAACGGAGCCTATAACATATATTTTAATGACTCTGAGGAACTTTGTTGTGAGTATATGAGATATTGTGTTACCAAAGAGTTTAAAAAAGCCGCTTCTATTGAAGAGGCTGTTGAATGGATGGATCAACTAATGAACTAAAAATTAAATAGAAATGAAACAAAAGAAATTACATATATCTTTTGACTTAGTATAATTGGCAAAACGAAAAGTACAAATTTTCAAAACGAAAGAGGATGTAAATTAAACTGTGTCAGCAAAGAATAAAATATTAACTTTGCTAACACAGTTTTTCTTGAATAAAAATCCGCTAACCGCCACTCTGTTTCGAGTAAAAAGATCGTTACTTAGGATGCTCGTAGTTTCTTAAGAGTTGATTTGTCAGAGGATTGCTCCATCGAATTGAATGTCTTTTTCCGGAAAGGAGAAAGGCCTCGGATTAATGGTTTTGTTCATTATAACACTAAAACTAAATTAAGGTTACCAACAAATCTGTTGTAACGAAGAAGATGGCCCATCAGTACATAACTTACCTTTTTCATCGAAGAATAATCGATCCATACAGACCACTCTATCCCAATTCGGTTTTTGGCAATGCACATCAGCATGGCGATGATAAACAATATACAGATCACCATTCGGAGCCTCTACTATCGAATTGTGTCCCGGTGCAGAAACCCCTTTAGGAAGATCCGTAGTCAAAAGAGGATTATCCTCACTCTTTACCCAAGGCCCCAGTGGACTATCCGCATAAGAAACCCCTACTCCATAAAACTCATAGCCGGTATCATTGGCGGAATAAGTCATATAATACTTTCCATTCTTTTTAAACACATAAGCACCTTCATTGCATCGGTTCCTATCCCAGTTAACCTTTTCCCATGTTTGCGAAGCGCCAGATATAAAAACAGGTTCCCCCATCAATCCGGAAAGGTCTTTTTTTAATTTCACCCCATAAAGTTCACCAGTAGCCAACGTATCCTGCATTCCATTTTTGCTGAAATATACATAAGGCGTCCCGTCATCATCAACAAAAATGTCTGCATCAATGGCAGAATAGCCCAAGTCGAACCAAGGAGTATAAAGATCTATAAACGGTCCTCCCGGCTTTTCACTGACAGCAAGACAAGTAAGCATCCGATCCAAATCTTTCATATAACAACTGTAAGTCATATAAAACCGCCCTTCGTAATATTTCACCTCTGGAGCCCAAAAGCCATAACAGCCGATGTGATCCTTTGGTTTACGATACAAAAGACCTTGATACTTCCACCTAATCAGGTCGGAAGAAATATAATAAGCAAATCCTTCTCCTTCCGGCAATGCAGTCGTACCTGTCAGGTAATATAAACCACCGGCTTTATAGATAAAAGGATCAGCTATATACAATTCAGTACTGTCCGTTGTTTTTAAAGGATTCTCATAACACCTTAACTTCCTATCCGATATTTGATGACAAGAAAACAAAAAAACACTCGACAATACAAGCATCGTTTGATAAAAAAACTTCATATAAATGTTATTTTTGCAAAATATCCAGTAAATGTACTTCTATTTTTCTAATAACAAAACTATTTCCGATTCCTTTTTAAATGAACCCTAATCACATATTTGACAAACTACCGCTAAACTGAAAATTTAGCGGTAGTAGTTCACCAAATCCTATAATATCCCCCAATCCCTACATATGGAGATAAGCCATTTCGGCCAATCCCATAACCGGCCGTGATGCCTATTCCCCAGCGACGGGATGACTGCCGTTTTGTTATAGACATTGTCTTTCGAAATATATCAATACTATCGAGTGAAGGATTATATCCAGACACCCAAGCATGATAATCGTCCGTCAAGTATTCTTTCTGTGTGATCCTGATCGGAACAAAGATCGGCTCTCTCACTGTATCTCCCTCGAGTGTAATGTAGATGGGAAACATCTCCGGCACTGTCTGAATTACTGTTTCGTAGACAGGATAAGGGATGCTATCTCGAATCGTGTCACGATGGATAACAGTATCTGTTTTTTGGACAAAATCGATCTCTGCCCTCTTTGTACATCGGCCGGTCAGAAAACTGAGAAAACAAAGAATCAAAATCTGTATTACATGCCAAGTTTTCATGATTAATATTTCATAGCCATACCCATATTTGGATGCCGCCCGGATATGAAAAAGGCGGTAAATCTCTTAACTTGAAATTACCGCCCTATGATGATATGAAATAATTACGCTATTCTAAATCTATGACATCATGTAACGCCATGACTTTGTAAGCTGCAATTTTTCCATTTACAGTTAGTAAAACTACATCAACTAGATATGCTTTCTTTGTTGGGTTTGAATCTGAATGAAGTATCATTTCTTTTAACTCATCTGTTTCAAACACAACTGCCATTTTATTTTTAGATATAGCATCAATCACAGCCATGTTTCCTTTATCAGTCTCCATATCACTACGCATTTGGTATATGGTCATCAATTGCCTTGAATACATATCTGTAACAGGCTGAACGGATTTAATGGATTTAATTTCCTTTTCCAACTGGTTTTGAGCACTATTACCTTCTTGGAAGTTAAATGTGCAGTTGTAATATATATTGCTTTTATCTCCCTTATTGATGGCTCCGATTGTCGTAATCCCATTATTATCACCGGCTGTAACCAATGCGAGGTCTTTGAAATTTTTACATTCATTCAAATCTAAATCAGGCTTTAGCCCAACACCTTTCGTAAAGAAATCCAACACATTCTTGATGTAAGATGAAAATTCAAGAATGATGTTCATATTTTCTATAAACGGAAGTATTCCAGCTGATGCTATTTCACAAAGGATTATATCAATGCATCCTTCCTCTATCTTTTCTACATAAAGTTTGGATTTAGCAGCTTCTTTGCAATCCCCATTTTTCTTTGCAAATAAAGAAAAAAGATTTCCAATTGCATTCAAAGAAGTCACAAACTCTGATATTTCAATTGGCTTCGAATGCTCAATATGAAACAATATGGCATCCACGTTATTCTTTTGCTCCATCATCTTAACTCAATAAATACAATACAAAAATACAAATTTTAAATACTTGATCAGATCAATTATGTATGCTATAAATCATAATTCGGTAATTCCAACAATTCAAAGAGCGCTTCTAGGGACAAGAGCTATAGCATCTCCCACCCCGCAATAATATCACTCATCTCCGCCTCCCGTCCATTCTCCACCCGGCTCATACCTGCCACAATACGGATCATCTGCTCACGGTCGTTCACATTGATTGGATCATCAGCCGGAATTCCGGCATAGTCTGATACGGCCTTGATATAGGCTTCCGTATGGTTTTCTTTCTGTGGGGCCCAACGGGTAATCATCTTACGGATAGTGTCGAGCTTGTAATTTTTGAAGTAGTTAGACAATATTTTAAACATAGCCCGGTATCCGTAAGCCATTGTTGTAAATTGCTTAAACGACTTATCCTTGCTTGGTCTCACCTCGCCCTGAAATAAGTCGCCATTGATCCGGATATTTCCGGGATTGTTATTTCTAAGTCCTCTTGCTGTCATAATAAATTCCTCCATTATTTAATTACACATTAATCTGTCGATTTTACTAAAACTCGCTGGGTGGTTCACGATCTGAACATCCATGCTTGTTACACTTGCGAAATTCCAACGCGTTGTTCTTGATCATAAGCTCCGTATTCTTCTCGGTCAACTCCCGGACACGCCCTCGGTATTCGTCTATCTTTTCATACAGGGAATCAATTTTAGCATCCAGTTCGCCGACGCGACGTTCTTTCTTTTCGTATAGCTCTTTCCATTCAGCAGCATATTGCGTGATATTGTCCGCTTCCGCCTTTTTAGCTTCAGCAGCCGCCTTGCGCTTGTTATATTCCCGGTAGCCCCAGTAGCCGGCAACGGGGATCAGTACGGCGGTTACAAAGCCGCCTATCACGTTCGACAGGCGGCTAAGGGTTGTCAATAATTCTTCTTCCATATCTTTATATGCAAATTAATACACAGAGATAAACAGCCACCAATGAAGAAATCTCAATCCAAAACATCGGCTTACTTTGATAGAACTTATACCAGAATGTGCCTTCTTTTTCTTTGGCAATGTTTAATGCAGCATATCCAATATAGGTAAGCCATACAAATAACATAGGCCATAAGTTAAGTGACATCCAAATCTGAGAAAATAATATTGCCATCATTGCGCCAGCTATGTGTCCCCGGTATTGGAATTTATCCGCTTTGTAATCTGGGAAACACCCGACAACGATCATCCCGGCCAGCGCCAGGTAAGCGAGAAACTCCGTGCCCGGCTTACTGACCTCCAATATCACCGGCATTAACACCATAGGACAAGCCCACATTGTGAAGCGAAACCATCCTTTGTGTTCTATTGCGTAATAAGTTGCACTGATAGAGTAAGGTACACCTTTCGCCTTTATACAAACTGCTGCCGTATAAGCTGCGATAACCAAAAAAGAAATAATTAATAATAACATGATTTTCAAACTTTATTGTTTAACTTTGTTTCCGGAGACCCTCGGTCCCCCTAATTTTCTTTTTTTACAGCCTCCAATCTGTGATAGCCTGGAGGCTGTTTTATTATTCTTTCGCCACCGAACATTTTATATCTCCATTTGTTTTAAAAGAAAATACCCAACCTGGGGTTGGCGATTATCAATAATTTTTTCTGAATATACATTTGCTGTCTTTCTGCTGTGACAGCCCAAAGACAGTGTCACTAATTTATTAATACGGCCTTGCAGGCGGAGTGAAGTTTGATGTCCAACGGGCAATATTACTGATGCGAAACTCGTCAATCATACCGTTCAGATACAATCCATAATCTCGATATTTTCCGATCATTAAAGAACTATAGTACCCTGAAACCATCGTTGATGTGAAACCAGACGCATACACTCCATTTACATACACTTTCCAATATCGAGATTGTGACCTGACGATCGCAAGATGAACCCACTGATCCCGTGGCATCGTAAAATAGCATATTGCATCCCCTCGGGTTCCACCATACTGCAATCCAAAGAAAATGCGTCCGTCTGATTCCTCCATTATATCAAAGCTGTAACTTCCATAAGCAACGCCTTTTGACATTATACCGTTTCTCACACCACTTTTCAGTTTAATCCAAAAATCGACGGTATAGTTTGGATATAGGGACTCATTTATGGCATTCGTTCCACTTATCTTTACATACCCGTTTCCTGAAAACGAAACGCAATTCTTGAATTTTCCCACTACATAGGACATATTACTACCAACATAAGGCTTGCCTGAGGCTTCATCTTTCAATGATCCATCAAAATGTAGCAACAGCAAAGTATTCCTGTCTACTTTCTTTCGTCCCATCATCGATCTTATCATACCAACCTCCTTTCCGCCGAAAGTCGGTCAGATACTTTAGTTAAGAGGTGTTTACCCCTCCCCCCCATTAACATTTGTAAACAATTATTTCTCATGACTTTATCTCCTATTTTTTAGTCGTTAATATCCTGTTTCATCTTTTTCAACGGCAGATCATTCTTCGTAAGCCCAATAGCGGATCAGGACAGTGCCATCACCGCCGTTACCGTAAGTACCACAACCGCCACCACCGTAACCGCCACTTTTTCTATTGCCATTTCCAGTTCCGCATCCTTTGTCGTAATCGGATTCTCCACCCATGCCCCCATTTATATTTCTGTCTGAACCACCACCTCCGGCATTTCGTTTCCCAGTAGGTTCGCCAAAATCGCGGGTTGTATGCCTTTGACCCTTTCCTCCGCCATATAGGGAACCAGCTGGATAGAGAGAGCCATTTTCATTGCGGCTGCCGATTCCGTTAGATCCATCAGAACCCGCTTTAGCCGTATCTGAATCATCTCCTGCTCCGCCACTTCCGCCATTGCCACCAGTATATGCTCCGGCATTACTTCCGCCTGGATAACCATTACCCGCACCATTTCCGCCATTAGCTCTATAACTTGAATTTAAGAATTGAGAGTATCCACCGTTGGGGGCAACTTCAGAATACCCTCCAATTCCTCCTTTCCCAACTGTTATCGGAATTGACTGACCCGGTGCAACAGAGATAGCATCACCGTCTCTCCATCCGGATGTATCTTTTTTGAAGGTTTTAGTATAGCCGCCACCTCCACCGCTTCCATTATGTCCTGCACCCCCTCCTCCGACAAGAAACACATCAACCTCCCTACATCCTTTAGGTACGATCCAGGTATAATTCCCGGCAGGATAGAACCTCTTGGTGAACAACTGCAACTTCTTCCGTCCCATCATCGACCGTCTCATCTACGCCCTCCTTTCTTACGATAAGAGGTCGTAACTTCTTTATTTAGAGAGCATTTTACCCCCCCCCTCGTTTAACTTTTAATAACATAACCTGTTTCATTGCTTTACCTCCTGTACAATTGTGGGCAAGTCTTTCAAGTCGTTCGGATAACCTGTAACGGTTGTCAGAATGCAGAGATAGATCACACCGTATTGTTCATAATATTTGTCTTTCTCGAATGCCATACCCTGCACGTATGGAATAGGATCATCAAGCGTGCCTGCGTGCTCAGCTTCAACGATCTTATACAGTGAAGCAGTTTCTATGCCCGGTTTCCAATCGGCTTGCAGCTTGTGCTTTTGTATCACTTCAAACAAAGTGTCGCTTTCTCCTTCCACTACTCGAAGCCGGAAGCCTATTTTAACTTCCTTGCCAAACTCTGCATCTTTCTCACCCCAAATGGGGAATAAGACCTGCATCTCCAACGCTTGGCTGGCTGTGAGAGACACGCTGTTCATCATCGCACGGGCAAAGGTCACTGCCTGCGCTTCCGGGGATTTAGCGATTGCCTTATCTGCTTTAGTTTGCAAGGCTGCCGTTGTTGTATGGATCATTTCAGGATAGCCTTCCACCACGATAGCTTCGACCTCCTCGGCTGTTTGGGCGGCATCGATACGGGATAGCAAGCCGTCTGTCACCTTGGCGCACTGCTCCGAATAGTCCGCTATTTCGTCAAGAGCAACCGTTAAGATATTCGAGGCGTACAGATGACCGCCTACTTCGACTTCTTCCTGCCGGCCACACTTATCCTTCACTTGCAGGGTGTTCGAGACGTATGCGTCCTGTTCATCAATATAATAATGATGGATGTCTTTGTCGTAGATTTCCTGCCGTTTGGCATCACGGGCACGCCAGAGCAGTTCTTCCGGTGTCGGCTGTGGTTCTGGTGTCAGTGCCATATACCAACACTCGAGCGGTGATGCCTCCGGATAGTCGTTATGATACTGTTCCTGCTCTTCACTAAGCAGGAGATAAGCGCCATCTTCGTAATTTTCGATATTGTCGCCAACAAGATAGGAATCAGGCAATTCTTGTTCCAATTCCAAAAACTGAATGTTTTTTTGAATATACAGCATATTGTCTTATTTATATTTCATGTAACGAAGTATTATGATACCGGAACCGCCTGCGCCAGAATAGCATCCTCCTGAGACATTGGAACCACTTATATAAAAAGAACCTCCTCCTGAGCCCGTATTGGGTTCTCCATTAGTAGGTCTTCTCGAAATATCTCCGACATAACCGATACCACCGCCACCTGGTGCTGATCCGGAACTATATTCTCCACCACCTCCACCACCTCCGGCGTACAATTTATTATTGAACGGGCATCTGGTAGTACTCCCTTGACCGATTCCAGGCATATCACCTGCTCCATTAGAACCATCACTTCCACCAATATATCCTGCCGTCTTTTCTGCAGGTCTTCCACTACCACCACCTGATCCCCCATCGCCCCCTCTTCCGGAATATCGACCTCCATTTCCGCCAAGAGCTTTTATTGAATTAGATTTAAACCAGGACTCTGACCCTGGAAGACCATTCTTCTGATCATCGTAAGCAGACATCGAAACTACACGATCTCCCCCTTTCCCTATTGAATAGCTAACAACACTTTCTGGAGTAACAGGCACATCAAGATATGTTTTAACATACCCCGATCCGCCCCCTCCACCACCTCTTTCAGGGCCTGACGATGCACCAGAGCCACCGCCACCAACAATGAATACATCAACAAATTTACAACCAACTGGCACCATCCATGTACCGGATGATTTTAACTCTTCCACAACTTCTACCAATTCTCTCTTTCCTATCATCACCCTTCTCTTCATCTCTCACCTCCTTTCATTATACTCTCACGACAATTATCCCATGTTCTTTTTTCAGCGATACCCCTGTGGCTTTACCAGCTGGCAGTTCAACGCTTGTTTCCTCCGATTGCCAGCCCGAGCCGTTCGGGATCGGTTGGTTAATCGTTGATCCGGTGTTGTTCTTAATGGACAGATAAAATTCCTGCATCTCCGGTACACTTCCTATATTCGCAAAGTTGATCGCCTGCACAGATGTACTCGAATAGGTAAAACGCAAGTTATACGGTGATGAAGGAAGCGACTTTAAGGTACCGACATCGACATACTCTTTCAGCCTCAAAGAGTCCGATACCTTCGTTTTCTCTTCATTGCTGTAGTCATTGGTTGATAGCCCCTTTCCCGTTACAGCTTCAACGACTTTGACCCATCCACCGGCTTTCCTGCCATACGTAGATGTATCAGATGGAGCATCTACAGTGATTGCCCCATCCTTGCCGGGCAAGCCTTGTATGCCCTGAAGACCCTGTTCGCCTCGTTCACCCGTTTCGCCTTTCTCGCCCTGTATCCCCTGCGGGCCCTGTTCGCCTCGATCGCCCTTTGGACCCTGTGCGCCTGTTTCTCCTTGCAAACCTTGTATGCCCTGTTCACCTTGAGGACCAGGGACACCCTGTATGCCCTGTTCACCTTTTGCCCCGGTTTCTCCTTTAGCGCCTGTTTCTCCTTTGTCCCCTTTATCCCCTTTTGCACCTTTAAGATTCGGTGTATCAAATGTGCCGGCAGCGGTCGTTATCTGGAGAATATATGTCGTTTCGTTATTGGTTTTGACACTGACCTGTATATCCTGCAAAACAGCCGGAAGATCTGCAAACGTATGCACTCCGTCGGATAGCTTCATGCTGAACTTGCCATTCTCCAATCGTTCGAAGAGCCATACCGATGCCGGATAGACCGTCGTATCGCTTGCCCATTCGGCGGTCGTCTGTTCGATCTGTTGATAAATAAATGCACCTTTCTTACTCATTGCTTAAATATCCTTGTTTTATCGTTCGTACTGATTCATTGTAATAATTGGCTCCTGTCAGATAAACATTACCGGGCAAGGCTGTACCGCTGCCGGATTCCTGCCACGAAGCTTTTCCCCCGGCAAGATCATAAAGCCGGTAGAATACATATTCGCCATCTTCCGCTACACGCACATCATCACCGATACGAAAATTGATGGTTGTACCGTCGGTATTGACATAGCTCAATGTATTTTCGTCCGGGATAGCCTCCAACGTCGGGATCTCCGGTTTGTTCTTGATATAATTGGGCGATTCCTTTCCTGAGAGCCAATCAGGGCGAATACCGGAAACGATCCCTTCTGCAGCCTCGGCGGCAGTGTTGGCCCGATCAGCTGCCTCATTGGCTTTTTGAATAGAAATCTCTGTACTTGTTTCCCGTTTGGTTTCTTGACTTTGACGAATTTCCTCCTGGTTCTGGCGAACCACTTCCGCCGCTTCCCGCTCTTCTTCTGATACTCCACGGACTATTTCAGCCGCTTCCCGTACGGCTTCGGCCTTGATACGTTGCTCTTCGGATAAAGTACGAAGCGATTCAGCCTCTACACGGACTGATTCCGACTCTTTGCGTATGCTCTCGGCCTTCGTCCTTTCAACTTCTGTTTCCGTTCTTGTCTGTTCCGCCCTTACCCGACTGGCTTCTACCTGAACGCGAGACGATTCAGATTCTATCCTTGCTGTTTCGGCTTCCTTGCGCAAGTTTTCAGATGTATTTCGCTCACTCTCACTTGTTTTGCGTATGGTTTCAGCTTCCTTACGGACCGTTTCCGATTCCTTGCGTTCTGTTTCGGCAGTTTGTCGCTCTGATTCATTGCTTCCGCGAAGAGCTTCCGCCTCGGTCCGTTTCGTCTCGGAATCCTTACGGGCAATCTCGGAAGTGGAACGTTCCTGCTCAGCAGCAACCCTTTCGATCTCCGCTTCTATACGTGCTGCTTCCGCCTTGATTCGCTCCGCCTCCTGTTCACAGACTTCCACGTTCGTTTGTTCGGTAGCCTCGGCGGCCGCATTGGCCCGGTCCGCCCCGGCATTGGCAACTTCGGCAGCTTCCAGTGCCGGAGCCTGGAACTCGGTCAGTACATCATCCGGCAATTCATGCCAAAGCTCTGCAATCTGGTCTTTCGTCAAGTCCGTAAAGTGCCAGCGAAGATCATCAATGGCAATTAACGACCGCCAGGACGTATCTTCCTCGCTCTTATATTTCCACTCCAAACCGGTGTCACCTTTGCGAAACTCCGGGGTTTCGCCCGCGTCACCTTTCAAATAGGACAATTGTATCAACGTCTTCCATTCGGACGGTTCGCCACCGGAAACACTCACCTTACGCCACTGGATGGCCGTTCGGTCCGCATCGACCTGGAACTCGACATCATGACCGTCCACACCTTTCAATATCTCAACGGCTACGCGGACCAGCTTGTAACTTGCTCCCAGGGATTGCAGGACGGGAAGTGACGTTATACCGGAAAGGCTCTTTACTTCCTCCCATTCGCCTGGATCCTTCGAATTGCTCGATATGAGCTTTTCGACCTCGACCGCGATCTTTCGTAAGTCTTCTATCGTGAGTGTCTTACCGTCCGATGTAATTATATCGCCTACTGCCATACGTGTTCCATTTTTTATTTAAAGTTCATTCCGCATCCGAAACCTGTACCGTCATTTGCTTCTTTTCCTGGAGCTTCTCTATCAGAATAGCAACAATACTTTTTTGTTCTTCACCCGTCAATGCATCCGGATCAGAAAGCGACAAGGTCAGACGTTTTCCTTCCGAGTAGTTCATATACCCTACCTGTTTGTCGTCCTTCTTTATGTAAGAGACAAACGAATGTTTGTTTTCCGAGAGGTCATGGGTTGCCATATATTCGGCCGACACATTACCGGATTGGACTGTTCCGTTTGATGTCAATACCTGTGTTTCCATATGCCTACTTTTTTTCTATCAGTTCTACAATCTGTCCATATCCCCCCGGATTGAGCACCGCAGCGGCCTGCTTAACCAAAGCTGCTTCCTCGGCCGTCAGCTCCACTACGCCTTTTGCCTTGGATATCTTGCAATACAATTCATAGGAGGCAAGCTTCTGTTTCGCGACCATCTCGGCATCCGACGACGGACGGATAAAATCCCCGCTGAAAAGAAGCAGGCTTACCGTTTCATCTATCATCTTGGCTTTTTCTTCCTCGCCTTTTCTTTCTTTTATCTCTTCCCCGTTCCAAGCTTTGAACGGCACATGCAAATTCAGTTTCATAAATTTCTATTTTTTTGAGATTAAAAATTATCTGTATTAAAATCAACCGAACGTGGCTTTGTACAAGCAACGGCTATGCCATTGTCAAATACAAACCAAGTATCGCTGTTATCTATTCTATAAGCCCCTTTTAAGCCCCCTCTCACATTCCCTTTCGGACTCTTGGTGAAATATCCATCTGAATAGATATAGCCATCAAACCAAGCAGCCCAAACAGTGTCTCCGGATGGGTAAGAAGGAGATTGTTTGCTAGAACCATAAATCGCTGCTGAACCGGGAGCACGTCCTATCGCTTTCACTCCAAAACGGCCTTGTGTGGACGCTCCAAATGCGACATCAACCAATCCGTCATTATTATTACCATAACCCATTTTTATAGTGCGGGATTTATCCCCGAAATAATCCAAACCTTCCCATACAAGACGATTATTTATTATCTTGAAAAGGCCAATCTGGCCACCGTTCGCCGTAATTGTCCCGCTAAACGTCCCGTTTTTGGCAGTCATATTTCCAGATCCGTCTATGCTGAAGCCACTATTAACAGTAGTATAACCTTCCAAATGTATCTGGTCTGCACCTATTGCGACCGTGCTTAACTGCTTGCCTACATATGTGGAAACATAAGCCTGAGTCACCAGCCCCCTATCGTTAACTTCTTCCGCAAAAAGCGAAGCGAATCCCGACTTGGTGATGAAACCAGAGGTCTTTACATATCGGTCCAAATTGTTCACGTCAGTCGTTACCGCCTCAATACTATCCGCCTGGATGTCGATCTGGCTTTGCAGTTGTTGTTTAAGACTGTTAGTCCCGTTTTGGTATTCTGAATAGGTCACACGGGCATTGATATCGTCCGCCATGATACTAAGCTGGCTGTCATAGCGGCTCGTGATCAATCCTTCGGAATCCTTGATCTGTTTCGTGGCCCATAGCTTGATCCGCTCCTCGCTCTGCTCTATGCCGGTGACAAGGTAGAGGAACGCGTCAGCCGCACTATCGTTACGGAGCGTCACGCCGTATATCAGTATTTCTCCTGTAAAAGCAATGTCGAAATCACCTTTCTCATCCCACATACCGGTATGGTAATAAAGGGTATAACCGCCCGAAGGAGGCAAACTTTCTTCTTTGTAAAGTTCCGATCCGGACACCCCGGCACGCAATGTACCTGCCCTTAATACCCGGTAATGGAAAGAGAAAGAATAGGTGTATTTTCCATCCTCGCTCGGATTGGAATGCATCGGGATATCCATTAGGTCGTTTGCCTGACCGACACTACTGTTCAGAATCCTCAAGACACGACGGTTTCCGTCACGGTACATACCAACATACGTTTCTTTATCCACATAGAAAGAGGACGGCAGCCAAAGCCATCCATCTTTGACTGGGATGTAATGCACCAGGCTCTTCGTATCCCAATAATAGGTGTTGGACGCAAACGAAGGGTTCCGGAGGATATTCCCCTTTTCCCCAGATATATCATTTCGTACACCCTCTATCTCGCTACGGAGCTTGCCTTCCATCACTTCGAATGTCTGCTCAATGGTGCTTCCGTCTTCCAGGTAATAGGTGCTATGCTGAAAGATACCACCATTAATATAGATGCCATGCCCTGTAAGGGTACGCCCGTTGACCGTCAGCCCCCCCAGATTCCCGATGCGGACCTTCGTATTGTCGGCTATGAGTTGCGGACTGGTTACTTCATCGAGCACATCTATATAAGGAGCATAATCGTCGGAAGAAGTCAAATAGATAAGCCCCTGGCGATTCTTCTCCTCAAGGTTACCCATACGGAACGCCACGTCACCTGCCTTTGGCACGCTCCCGCCCTCGATCACTTTAAGGTCGAACCTCTCCGATGTCACGTTTTCCACTTCGGCAAACAAGTAACGGATTCCACCTTTCCCGTCCCGTTGCTGGATACGAACAAGGTCACCATCCCGAAGATTCATGAACATTTCGCCCCCCATATCGTCCATCTCACAGCGATAACGACGTGTTCCGAGCGGAGTGACCGTCTTTATTTTGTTAAAATCTGACACGATATGGGAACCGTTCAGCCCCAACACTTGGGAATAAACCAGCTCGTAGACTTTAAATGTCTTCCGCACCGTCCAGTTGTCCACCGTACCGGAAGCTGTAGGCGAATCAATACGCCAGCCATAACCGAACATACCGGAAGCAAAATCACGGCTGCCTATGGAGTTACCTATAATTGCATCCGAACGGATCACAGCCGATTCACCTTCAATACCACCATCAGCCGTAATTTTCCAACCATTTCCCCCTTCAATACCGGTCAAAAAGTCAGGTGAACCGATACTTTCATGAAATCGGATGTTTCCTAATGCGTAATCGTCTATATCTTTACGGATAAACATGCCATCCATTTCTATAATGGCACCACGTATAGCGTCTTCTATCTCCTTCAGTGCCCGAAGTGCCGTAAAAGCATTCGTATCCGATGGCCGGATATCATCGTTCAGCTTTATATGATAAATACCACTACCACCAGTCCCCGGAGTACCGATACTCGCGATTACTTCTGGCTTAATTTTAAGTATAAGATTATCATTTTCAACCTCATACAACAAATCACCCTTATCTTCGTCTAACTGATATCTCATTGTATTTTCGGAAGGACTTGAACTGCTATTTTCAACATTTGCTCAGCGACATTAGGCATCTCGAATATATTATATACCAAATAAGCACAAGCGTAACAAATCGCGGGCATTAATGATTCACCGTAATTCGAAAGACTATCATCAGATGAGTCCGTCATGCTTTTTACATAATTGAAATATTGTAATTCACCGGATGGAAAACATTCTATACACAGCCCTGTCCTATTATGAGCAAAAACGCATGAAGGTTTATTTACACCACTTCGGGTAACGGCATTGTGTTGAATCTTATAGTCTTCACTTCCAAATGGAGAAATTCTCTGAACCTCTCTTTTCCATCCCGAAAGACGTAGAGACACAAAACGTAAAAAATCTTGCGGTAAAGGAATTACCGTACAACCTTCACTACTTGTTCCGCCAGATGTCATATTTCCGGTGTTCAACAAAGCAATAGAGACATTTTCATCCTGTGCTATGAGATTTATAGCATCAGGTATAACAGATTCTATATACTCTGCCAGCTTTACTGTATCTTCTGATAACAATGAGAGATTTTCTTCCTCACCTATCTCATTCATTATCGCTCTGGTTTTATCTATTATACCCTGCTTTGTCATGATTATCTCATATTAGGGAATGATACACTCTTTTTCTTGGCCGCTTCTTTTACATCCTGTTTACTCTTCAGAGAATCTAACTGGACACCATGCTTGGTGACTAACACGTTTATAGCATCCTGAACACGCGTAATGTAATTATACTCTTTTACCTTACCGTTGCTTGCTACTCTCTCTTTAAACTGCATAGGCGAAATTACTTCAAGAAAGAAAAGCTCACCATACCTTGGGTCTGACTCTATTGCATCTTGCAACCGTTTGTCAGAAGTTACAAATCTCGCAGATACCCGTGATACCCCAGATGGAACACCTCCTGTAAATTCAATACGTCTTGGAATACCACCTACATTAATAATCGTCGAAAGTTCGGCAGACGATGTACCATATATTTTCTTATACATAACCTTATCTCTATCTAAAAAGGGAGAATCTAAAAAATGCAGAATCCCCCTTTTCTAATTAAACATTAATTATCAGGCTCCGATATAGACATCTCCATCATACTTTACCCATTTTGTCCCATTCCACTGAGCCAACATACCGGCCTTCAGCTCATCGTTGGTTCCAGTCGATGCGACATCCTTCTTCAAGTACAGGATAGCGCCTTCCTTATTTCCCTCACTTGGCAAAGTCGCACCATCATTTGTTTTTGCCTTTACAAGATCTGGTTCCGCATCATTGAAACCGGACGTGTTCGGCTTGATCAGCAGATGACTGTATCCTTTCAACGTTAAACAGTCTGTCTGAATCGTAACATTGCGTTCAGCAGCTTCGCCCTGCGTTTCCATATTGATATTCCGTCGCTCCTCCTCCATTTTGTAGAGAACCAACATATCAAGATCAAGACAAATACCGATCTCCGACAAACCGACTTCGTCCAGAATAGGCAAATGGACAACATTCATCGTTCCGAAAGAGCTTTCGAAGGCTTGGAATTTGATACCCCATTTCTCTCTGGATTTCACGTTAATATCTTTCGTCAACGTGTAATCGACTTTCATCATATCTTCCAACAAATCCTTGCCGACACCTACAAAGGCTTCCTTGCTTCCGTTGTTACCGGTAAATTTCATTTTGGTAATACCGATAAAATCCGCAAAGCTGAACTTACCTTTCGTATATTCATAGTGTTTCTTGATGGACCACATGATACCCTCCTGAAAATACACGTTTTCAATTCCACGATTCGGATATTGCGCATCCTTGATCGCGATCTTACCCTTGATACCCAGCAAATAGGACACTTCGCATTTGCGACGGAATTCCCAAAGGTCATTTTCCATCACATCTTCCTTATCCCAGGCCACCTTTTTCTTTACATTCTCAAAATATTCGGTAAACTTGGTGTTGGACATCTTCCGCTGCATATAGACTTCGCGAGGCGTAGGCGCCTGATTGGTCGGAGGACAGAACAACTGGCTTTCGCTGCCGGCCTTGGCCATACAATACAAGGCCGTGCCCTCCGGAATAGAAGGAACATAACATTCCACGTCTGCCGGGTTTTGCTTTTTCCCATTAATGGCTACAACTACTGGAAGCCCCGACGAAGCATCCAGTGCCACAACATAAAGCATCAGATCCACACCGGGAGTGACCGTCGAACCGTCGCTTGCATAACCGTCCACTCCACGAACGTTGATTGTGTCATATACGTTAAACACACTGCCGTCCGCTGCATCAATAGGCAATGCTACACGTTTTTTACTTGCAGACTCCGTATGTTCAGCGTTCGTGATACAAGTGATACGGGAAGCATCGATATTATAATGCTTAACAACATAATTCGTTTTTCTCTTTTTCTTTGCCGCTTTTCGGGCAACCGTGTCAATCGGGAAAAAATCAGGACGGAATTTCGCAATATCCTCGTCTATGTCTTCAGCTATGATATCGCCCGTTTCACCACCTCTTTCCAAAGTGGTCACAGAAGCATCCTGCCCTCCTAACTGTGTTTGCAAACCCTCATGGCCTTCCGCAGCCGTACCCCCTTCTGGTGCTGGCGGAGCAACAGTCACCCCTTCAGCCATAAGGACAGATGCATCTCCAAACGCAATCCCAAGAATCATTAACACCAAGGATAAAATAAATCCCTTTTCGTTTCTCACATAATTTACAAATTTTCCCATCGCTTTACTTATTAAAAATTGATTAATCATTCCATACGCTCGACTTGTAAGAAGGCTTTTTTTCGGCACGTTTAACCGTTGAAGCGGTGCTTGCCCCTAATCTTGGCAATCCGTCACCGGCATTATCCTTTCTCATCCTGTCAATCTTTTGATTTCTCCCTGCAACAACACCAGACTGAAAGGATTCTTCAATATCTGTCTTATAATTCATGGCATTGTACAACATTTCCAACAGTTCGGTAGTGTAGTTCCCTTTGAAAATGGGCTCAAGTATCCGGCTGTAGGCACTGTCAAGAAATTCATCGATATCGATTTTTCTGGATGTGGCAAATTCATCCAGAACCGGTAAACTTGCTTCAATATTTACATCGTATTCCTCTTTGCTTTTACGCATGGATTCCAATTCCTCCATACGCTCTTTCTCGGCATTCTGCAAATCATTCCACTCGTCCGAACCTTCTTCTGCTCTCAAAATATCCTTTCCGAAATATCGTACAAGAGCCGAAGTTGCCCCCCTTTTGCCGCCAGCCATGTCCGAAAGGACTTGTGCAAGGCGCGGATCTTTTGAAAGTATTTCGGTCATGCGTTCCTGTGATTCGTCATTCTTTTGCCGATAATCAAGCATGTCAGAATAAACAGAGTCTTCGTCTTCACCGTAAGACTCTCCCATACGAGAACGCATATAATCCAAATAAGCCTGTTTCTTGGAAGGTTTATTTGTCGCCCCTGAAGATTCCACAGGTACTTTTTCTTCTTCGTTTCCTACATTATTATCCATGAAATAATATTTAAAGTATTACTTTAGCAAAGTAAAGACATTATTTTGTGGTTTAATATGTTATAATGTTATATATTTGAGCCATTATAACAAACCAAAGCATTTTTTCATGGCAAAAACAGAGAACTGGCAAAAAAAAGATGATGTATTTAAGGCATACGAAAGGGCAATAAAAGAATTGGGGGATGTCGCACGCCGGGTTCCCAAAAATACGATCATAGAAAAAGCGATGTCTTATCCGGCTCCAAGGTATTACATCACCTTAGAAGTCGCTATCAGAAACATATCGCTTATGTATAGAGGGATACAACCGGACATGTACAACCCCATGAAAATAGACATGTACGACAGTATTTTCAGGAAATTTGTTGCAAAAGGGCTAAAATATCCGGGATATAGCTATTTGGAAACCATCATCAATAATGAAGCTCCTTCTTTCTATATCGAAAAAAGGCAATTTGTACGCATTATTAATGACAAATTAAAAAGAAAATGATCCTGGTATTCATATTTATCCTTTTTTATTCTCTATCACGATACTACGATCTAAGCGATTACGGACTGTCCTCCGGATTCCGATATTGGCAACTGATTGCATACAATTTCATACATCTGACCTTTATGCACATGTTCTTCAATTCAATCGGATACCTGATATATAAGCCGGTGATTGCAGAATATTATGGACGCAAAGCCCCAATTATAGTAATACCAATATCTGTAATCCTGTCTTCTGCAATCTTTTGCTCTGAAAAACCGACATTCGGCGCATCAACCATCATATTTTCCATGATCGGCATGTATTTAAGCAAGATATGGCAAGATGGACATTCGAAGCGACAGAAATATACAATCATGCTGCTTATAATGTTAATAATGCAGTCAATATTCGGCTATAATGTCATTAATTGGAAAATACACATTTCAGCTTTAGCAATCTCATTCATTTTATCTCGATTATGCACGACATTCACAATGATTTCGAGATCGAAAATATCTTGGAAGAAAACAGAAAAAGACACGAAATAATAAACGCACCATACAATCCAGTCACCGGTCTTGGCGCCGTAGGGGAACGAAAAAAGATTTCAATAAAAGACTCCCCTATTGGCGATATGTATTTACCGGTTGAATTGATAAAAGAAAACCTGTTTATCCGTAGACTCGCCAAATACGGATTCAAAGGATATATTATCCGATTTATTAAAGAAGTGGAGTATTCCGAAGAAGCCCTAAACCAGCTTTGGATTGAATTTATAAAATATCGGATAATATACGATTTTGAATACTGGGCCTATTCATTCATCTTTATAAAAGATAAAGTGAGCCCAAAAGATATCCCATTTAAACTAAACCGTGCGCAAAGAAGAGTACTGAATAAACTTGAAAAACTACGAAAGGCCGGAAAGCCTATCAAGTTTATCCTCTTAAAAGCACGACAGTGGGGAGGATCAACACTCGTCCAAATTTATATGCTTTGGATAATGCTCGTACACCGTCGAAACTGGAATACCGTCATTTGTGGAGATGTGGAAACACAGTCAAGAAACGTTCGGGCAATGATCACAAAGGCTTTAAACAAATACCCTTCTTATCTGCTTGGAGAAACGGTTAAATTCACACCCTTTGAAGGTTCAAGCAAAAACAAAGTCATTCAAAACACAAATTGTGTTGTCTCGATCGGATCTTTCCAAAAACCCGATACACTTCGAAGCGGTGACATATCAGGAGCTCACCTAACCGAAATTGGACTTTGGAGAGCTACACCAGGCAAAAAGCCGGAGGACCTTATCCAGTCTATATCCGGTTCCATTTATGATACAGCATATACGATTTTAGGGTTGGAAAGTACGGCAAAAGGCGTTGGTAATTTTTTTCATCGTACATGGCAACAGGCTGTCAAAGGTAAAAATAACCTGCTCCCCATTTTTGTAGCATGGTTTGATATTGATATTTATTCAATCCCTATTGATAACCACGAAGAGTTTATCCATTCTATGGACGAATACGAATGGGACCTTTGGGAACTGGGAGCTACACTGGAAGCTATTGCTTGGTATAGAGAAAAAAAGAAAGACATGAAAGATATTTGGCGTATGAATTCTGAATATCCAAGCACTCCAACAGAAGCCTTTCAATCTACCGGCCGACGACGTTTCCGGCTTTCAGACACGCTCAAACTACGCGAAACTTGCATCGATCCTATTTTTCATGGTGAAATTTCAGGTTCGGAAGAAACGGGTGTAGAAAGCCTTCAGAATCTTCGGTTGTCAAAAGAAGAAATGGGCTGCTTGTCCATTTGGAAAATGCCGGATAAATCAAAACGATATCGAAATCGTTATATTGTCGTTATGGATGTAGGGGGAGTTTCAGATGAAGCCGACTACACGGATATCACCGTCTTTGATCGCTATTGGATGATGGACGGAGGCATCCCGGAAGTGGTCGCCGAATGGCACGGCCATATCGACCATGATAAAGGCGCTTGGAAGGCTGTACAGATGGCAACATTTTATGCTGACGAGGAGGATGCTATGGTTGTAATAGAAAGTAACACGCTTGAAACAGAAGGCACGGAAGGCAATAATTTCGAATACATCTTAGACGAGATAGCAGGGCATTACTCCAATCTCTACTGTCGCACCCCAGCCGACCAAATCAGACAAGGTGCCCCAGCAAAATGGGGATTTCACACCAACACATCAACCAAGCCTATGGTTATCTCCCATCAAGCAAAAGCAATACGGGATTCTTTATACATCGAAAGATGCGAGGAAGCCGTAGACGAACACGACACATTTGAAATCAAAGAAGATGGTAAAACAATGGGAGCTGTTGAAGGAATGCATGATGACAGACTCATGACTCGTGCTATCGGCGTATGGATCTGCTATCGGATAGATCTTCCATTTGCCGTAAATACCCCAATAGCCACACCAACCCGTAAGGTCATATCGGAAGCCACAATATGAAACGAGACAAGATCATTTCATCTTGCCTCGTTATTTTAAATTATGCCTGGATTTGGCCTATGACCTCAGAAGGAATTCCCTGAAGTTGCGCCATACGACCTTCCTCTTGGGCCTGCAACATCTCCGCTTCATCCCGCTTAATACTTTCCAAAATACGTTCAGCAAACGGAAGCGACGAATTTTCAAGCAATTGCTTGACATTTATTGCCTGATTTTTGTAAAGCTCCATCAAGAACTCATTCATCACCATTTGATAAACCGGAGTATTAGAACCTTCCGTAATATAGACATCTATTTCTGAATCTTGCACCTTTTCCGGATCATACCATTTACTTTCTTTCGAATAGTCCGATCCGGCAAGGTCTATATATCGAGCAGAAGTATAAAATTGCTGAATCGTTTTCATTACTTTATTGTCTCGCTTCTTTTGAAAATTACGAAAAGAATCAAGCAAGCCTTTAACATTCATACTTGAATTCTGAACCTGCTGGGCATAAAGCGAAGATGGCGTATTAGAAGATGGCGTTTGGCCTTGCATTGCAGAATTTACACCAGAAATATCATTGATAAGTTTCAATTGTAAGTTCAATAGTTCGTAATCTCCGGCAACAGCCGCAGAACCGTTATATTGATGAACGATATTCTGTATATTCTGGCCCTGTTTAAGACGAACAAAAAGCACACCATTATAACGCACATATTCATCTACAATCTGCTCCCGGCTCATTCCCTGAAAAGCATCTTCATCCACAATGAGAAGTCCTTTCGCAGTAGACGAACGAATAAAATCGATCATCGTAAGCGTCCGGTTTATGTACTTTTGCTGATCAATAAAGTCATCAACAAAATTAAAGACTTTACCATTGACAAACGGATAAATGTTCAATATGTAATTATGCTCTTTATGCCAGTAAGGCGAACGCCCTTCCTGTAGCACATCTCCGAACGGAGTCATGTAACGATAGTACCAATATTGCTCAATTGAATAGGTATATTCCACAAGAAGCACATCTTCCGGGTCCATGCCGTTAGCTAACGCTTCTTCCATACGCTGCTTATTTAAAACATCTATCGATTTTCTGTCGGAAAGATTGGAATACCACCATTCCCCACTCAATAGGTCACGGCAAAAAAGTGCTTCCCGACTTTCCTTTTTCCAAACAAGAATCACCCGGCAAAGATCTGGACGGGACGGCATATAAAAATCCATATTTTTGTTCTGGTCCCCTTGTAATCCAAACGAATCAGCCCAGGTAGCCCCGTTATGATCACCGTAAATCCGATAAATATCATCACAGGTTGTTTTATCACGGGCAAATGCGGCCACAATATCCGAAAGAGTCATATCATACATTTCCCCGATAATACGAAGATCCCATGTCCGAGGATCTTCTATATCCGTGTTGAAGAATAACCGATAAGTATTGGTTGGATAAACCCACACATCCAAATTTTGTTTAGCCGGATTCATGCCGTACTCTACCCGTTGGGCACATAACCCTGAAAGCATAAGATTCGTCAAACTTGCAGCATCCATTTCCGTCGTTTCGTTGATCTGATGGCAATACTCAATTGCAATGCTCATCATTTCTCCAATCTTACTTTCCCTTTTGTCCCTAACAACACAAACGGGCTTCGTTTGGTTATTTCGGAATTGTCCGTCGATATTTTTCAAAATCGGGCGAATGACATTGTTTTTCAAAGGCACTTTACCCTGCGATCGAATATATGCACTTTCTGTCACCTTCTTCCCACTTGCTGGATCAATAACAAGATCGCCCCATTGATCTTCAAATCCATACATCTGGGAACGTGCAGCCTTCTTGCGAACCTCACTAAGTCCCCACCAAGCATTTTCAGCCTCTTTCAGCACATCTGTAGCCTTTGTCAAACTAATAGCTGACCGGGTGCGACCACCCCGCTCCACTCCCGGTTTCAATCTACGGTTATAAAACTTTCTATTCATCTCCTATTTTGTCTAATTCGTTAATCATCATTTCTTTTGTCTTTCTCGCCTGTTCGTAAAGAGCTTTCTTTTCTTCTCCATCCATCAAGCGGGCCATATCATACATACTTTCAATCGCTTTTTTATAAAAGCCGGTCGTTTGATAACGTCGGTATGCACGACTATTGGCAAAGGATTTGTAATTACCCGACAGGTCCTTACCTCCTTCGAGCCCTTTACGGTACATCCTATCCCTACTCTGCATCTCTTCATACTCTTTCACGTAATGGTTATAGCGTTCGTTTGTATAATTACGCGGAACCATATTTTCTGTGTCATAGGTCAGCCCGCTCACAACTGGGATATTCCTAAGCTGCACATCTCCGGTTACTGCGCCTTCCACCGTTTTGTAACATTGAGCAATGGCTTTACCTACGCCACCTAAGTACTGTTCGAAAAGGTACTCTACGGCAGAAGGATTCAAAAGAGCATAATCCAATTTTCCTTTAGAGGCATAATCGCCTCCCGACAGACTATTCAGCCGTTCGGAGGCTTTGATTATCGCTTTGCTGGTTCCAGTCGTTACCTTATGATATTCTGGAACATACTTATTAAACTCGTTGCGCCCCGTGATCCGTTTACCGAAGTAGTTTTCATTGAAGAGATACGCCTCCGTAATTGGAGATATCATGTCCGGGGTAAATGTACGAGTGGCAGCTTCGACAAGATTGTCTGTCGCATTCGACTCAATACTAAGTGGAAGCACATCCATTAATTTACCCATGACATCCGATGTAAAGTCACGCCCCTTATATTCGCCTCTTGTATACTGTGCCGACATATCACCAAGCCCGAACAGCATTCGAAGCTCAACAGGAAGAGGTAAGAGTACATATTTCCCCGGTGCACCCATTGGCAGGATCAAATTATTCTGCCGTACATAATCTGGGATATCGTTATACTCGTCATCATCTCCGAAAAGCATTTTAGACAAAGTACTAACGGCAAATCCAAGCGTCGCCCACATAGCAATAGCCGCACCTGCTCGTACGGGATTATGCTTTGCCGCATGAGCAAAATTATGCGTTCCTTGTATAGCCGCATTAAAGAAATGAAAGAAGTTCTGCATATAAACCGCACCCATCGCACCGCTACCTCGTCGATTGAAGTTTACCGACACTTCTTTTGCTGCGTTGATACTTTGTAGTTCTGTCATTCCAGATTCTTTGGCTGTAAGATAAGTCGTAAAGCGTCCACCGTTTTCTACCACGCCGTTCACCATTTCGAAGTATCCCCCAAGCACATTGAACACATCTTTGACACGGACACGGCCACCCGCGTTTCTATTCAACAGACGTTCCACCTCTTTCTTGTACTTATCATAACCGAATGTCGCCACGTATCCGGTCTTGCCGCCACCACGAAGAAACGCTTCGTATTCCAAATCAGTCCTTCCCCCTATTTCTACTTTGGCGATACGCCAAAGGGCCAGAGGATAGTTTTTAAGGAACCTTCCTTCGTAAGCTGCTCCATATTTTACAAAATTCATCGTGTTGGCATAGAAAAAATCACGTGCAAAGTTGCGGAGGATGAAATTAATATTGCGCGAAGTGTAATTCTGCATCATGAATTTACGCACATTGTTCAATCCTTTCAGAACCACATTATCAAGACTCGCTCTATTAATGCCATTGACTGCTTGAGAAACGACTGGATTCCCATTGATGTAAACCAATAGGTCACGTCCACCTTCTTTTACTCTGACGACATGCTGCTGCTCTTGCCAATCTTTGATCGGCACACCAAGGTTCAATACTTCCCGTTGCGTCTTAGCCTCACCTTTCTCCTGCAGTTCCTTCATCTTTTCCTCGAAATCATTAATGATACTTACATTCGTTTCGGCATCCTCTGTCAATCCGGTTGCGGACACCGGCTCCCAAAGCGTACGACCTTCGGCATCAACACCGCTCTTTACATACCATTGTCTGGAAACGCTTGCCATGCCGGTCTTACTATTTCGGACCAAATTAGCAAAGCGAAGTTTCACAAGATTTTTATAACCCATCATTGTCGCGCTTTCGTAGTCGCTTGCAATATTCGCCAAGATGTCACCTGCCATAGAAGTACGCCCTTTTGCCTTTTTGATCGGATTGGAAACTATATCACGGTTACTATCTATATAGTCCCAGATATCGCCTGCAGTCGTTTCCTCCCACTCTTTCAAAGGAACGTAATATTCATATTTACCAGAAATACGATCACGGGATTCACGGCTGATCAGATTGCATTGATACATCTTCTCCAATGTGGCGCGGGTTGCTTTCCCTACTGCCTCCCAAAGTTTCTTCGTATCATTCTCCTTTTCAAACTCTTCGACAAACCGGCGAACAATATCTTCATCCATACCCTTTGTCTCCGCAGATAAGGCTTTTGTTATGGCGGTCAGCCCGGCAAAGTCCTTATTACCGATCGATTCAATCAGTTCGGGAGATGGCTGTTCTACTGATGCAAGTGCCTCACGACGCATTACTTCGTTACGTTCCAAACCGTGCTTTGCCTTCATGTAAAGATCAACCTTGCGTCGTTTATCCTTGTCTATATTCTTGCCATCTCTGGATAAGCGGGCAACCTCGTTCACTAAGGCGGCAAATTCATTCGCTTTGAAATGATTCACATCATATTCTGCCCGTCCCTGCGTCGTATTCTCGTAGATATAGGCATCCTCATAATCTTTTACTTTGTGTCCCGTCTCTTTCTCTACAGCCTTTTGAAAGTCAAGGATGTGGATCTTCTGGTCTTGGTAGCCTTCACGGAAACGCTTGTAGAATTCACGTGTCATAGCAGAAAAACTTCTCACACCTTCCGATACTGCACCAATGGTCCGTATCATTGTTCTTCTGTCTTCCGATGGAGTACTAAGTATTGTCCCGCCACGCACCAAGGGATCACGGAACAACAATGTATCACGCATATTTCCATCTTTGGCCACTTTATGAATGATCGTAACAAGTGAATCACCTTTTTCAAGACGGTTCTTACTCTTCCATAACATATAAGCAATATCTTCATCCCGCATACGCAAATCGATTCCCAACGACCGGAAAAATCCGCGGATGGCCGATTTTATCTTTTGCCAAATGGACGGCTCGAATACACCATTTTCTGCAACAGAAGCCAAATACTCTTCCGTCGCGATCCTGAAGTCTCCCCCATAGCGGGAAAGTCCGGCACGGGTAACCTTACGGCGTACATCTTCCGGTAGGTTGCGATAGACAGAATCCATCATGTCGTCAAACTTTTCTCCTAATAGTCCGCGAAGCCCTTTATGCGCAACGACCTCGTGTAAAGCGGTCGCTTGTGCGTCGGCGATGTTTTCGGCATTGGGCAAAACCAAATATACTTCGCCAGTTTCCATATCATACCAACCTTTGGACCCTCGTTTCTTCCGTTGAGTATCTTTGTCCTCGTCCGTGATATCGTTTATATCCCGGATGATGTGTATCGGAATATGTAGGCTACTTGCCAATTCATCAATGGCTGCCACCTGTGAAAACTTAGACGAGGTTTCCATTAAAGAATCGGAAGCACTGCGGAAGCGGACATTCTTATCGTCTTTACGATTGATATGAGACTGCGCTTCATCCTCTTCTCCGATATTAACGATATCGGTAGCAGTTTCAACAGTTTTATCCATTTCTGCATACTTGGCCTCCTTTTCCTGCAGCTCTTTTTTCATCAGTTCGGCATACTCTTCAAACTGTTTTTTCGCCTGCACCAGTTCATCCTTATATTCGAAAGGCTTACCTTCTCTCGACAAAAGCTGTTCCAATTCAGCCTCGTTATGCTTTTTACTATTCTTAGCAACTTCCAACCTGTTGGCATCATCTTTACCCGTAATCACATTCTTTACAATGTCTTCAATAGCATTTCGTAGTAACGATTGCTTCACAGGCACTGCCTCTAAATCAAGTTCGGGACAGGAATAGTACATTTTACGATGTACTTCTACAAACAAAGCACCACCGTCCCGATTCATTTCCTTTTGCAAAAAGGTTTTTACTTTAAAAGTGAAATTGCTAATCTGCACGGTTAATTCTCGTGTCTGATCACCGGCAATATCACCATCTTTTATCTTCTTGGCATCCGCAAGTATACTTTTATTATATTCTTTGAAAAAATCATCCATGCCTTCAACGGCCGTAAAATGATTTTTTCCAATAACAATCTCTTTGAACTTACCATCGGGAAATGAAGATCGAATATCAGCTAACAATTTGCTGTGTTTCTCAATACGTGCATCTGCGTCTTTAATCAAGCCTTTTAATCTTGGTTTAGCATTATGGATATAGGTTTGATCGGCTTCCCATTGCTTTTTTCTACTTTCATATTTGCGTACATTCTTTTCCGCATTATTTTTCAACATCGCATATTCACTTCCAGAGAGTTGGGCTATAGTATCACCGAACACATCCTCTTCCTCTTCAAGCACACGATTGGACATACTGTTTGTCATTACCTGTTTACCGTTCATGATGCTGTCGGCAATGGCTCCTTTCGTTTTCAAACGTTGGTATGCGGTAACATCCAAACTGTCCTCAACTCCAAAACGCAAGATGCGTACAGGCTTACCCATATCTTTGTGCAAGTTACCTTGTCGCAAGATACGCCCATTGCGTTGGGTATAGTCCATAGGACGGTTGGGCGCATCCAAATGTATCAGTGTATGCAAGCGCTCCTGAATGTTCACGCCCGTACCAAGCGTAAAGGTCGAACCGAGAATCACGCGAACCTCGCCACGGTTTACCTTTTCAAAGATTTCAAGTTTCTTTTTGACGGTCATTCCCGACCTCATTACTACAATCTCATCAGCAGGAACACCCTCTGCAATCAATTTGTCTCTAATGTCATCGTACAGGTTGAAACCGCTCTGCTTGTTTTGGTAATTGTCGGCAAAGATGGCAACCGTACCTTTGTAGTCGGCTGTTTCTTTCAGTGAGCGCAAAGTCTGGCGTACGGCTTCGTTGGTCTTGCTGTTCGGATCGTCCTCCGTATCGGACAGAACCAGTCGGGCATCCACAGCTGCGGCTTTGGCAATACCGTACATCGTAAGAGGAATATGGCTATTCTCTTTCTTTTCCTTGCCACTCATCTGCTCATACTGTTCAAGTTCGTTCTTTACGAACTTCATAATGCTACGCAATGCACGTGTCTGTGGCAGATAAAGATCTTGTGCCTTTCCTCCTTCCATTTCGGGAATCTTGTCCTTTACTCCACCGGCTTCTTTAGTCAGGACGGTATCGGACACTCCCGACCATATACGCACCAGTTCAGGAAGATTGACATATCCGGCGAAACGGTTGTTCTCTTTAAATTTTCCGCTTGTGGTAAACTCCAACATTTGCTGAATGTTACCGAAGTTGCGCACAAAGTCATCAAAGTAATAGATACCGTACTCTTTCATCGTGTCAGCCGGCATGAGATAGCGCATAAATGTCCAAATTTCTGCAGCGGTGTTGCTAATGGGTGTACCAGTGGCGAATATTACGTTCCGTCCGTTGTTCTTTTCCAAAATGGCTTGTGTTTTCAGAAATACGCCTTGCGACTTCTTACTGTATGACGGGTCCACGCCTTTAACTCCACGTTGCATGGCAGTGGCAAATCCGAGATGCTTATACTCGTGCGCTTCATCTACAAGCAGAGCATCAATGCTCATGTCGTCAAAGTTTTCCACATCGTCAGTCCGGCGATCAAGCATTTCCATGGCTTTAACCTCTGCATTCTGCAAGGCTATTGCACGTTTCTTTTCATCGTTGGCAGTACGTTTTTTTGAAGCATTATTTGTAAGTTCGGCAAGCTGTTCCTCTAACAATTCAATTTCCCGTTCAGCCTGTCGAGTAATCATGCTCTTTCCGTCTGGATCTTCCTCTTTCATCTTTTCAAGAATAAGCATCTTCTCCTCAATCTTGTCCTGCACGAAAGCCATTTCCCTTTCCTCGCTGTCAGGGATAAATTCAAAGGTCGATTGGGGAACGACAATCATGTCCCAATCGTTGTAGCGTATCTTGGCATAGAAGTTCTTTCTGCCTTCTGCATTACGGTCTGCTTCTTCAAGTGTCAGTATCTTGGCATTGGGGTACAGTTCTTTTGCACTCGCAACAAATTGTCCAACGGTAGCGTTCTGTACTACAATCATCGGTTTGCGTGCAGTCCCTAAACGGCGCATTTCCATAGCGGTGGAGATTAGAGTAAAGGTTTTTCCAGTTCCAACCTCATGGGCAAGCAACAAAGGCTGTTGTGTGCCTCTAACAATGGCTCTGCCTTGATGCGGGCGCATCTTGAACTCATGAGAAGCACCACCGAAATATTCTGGCACAAACTCATCGGGTACGCTCATCGGCACAAAGTTGTTGAACGTGTCATTATAGATACGTTCAATTAATGCAGACATTTTCGGATCACTTTGCATCTTCTGCCTTGCCCAATCTTTGAAGTCCTGACGAATTTCGTCAATCTTGGCAGCGCATGCCTGTGTCGCTTCCTTGTCGGTGATGGTCTCGGTTGTGCCGTTATAATGCTTCTTGGTAGTGGAAACCGTGATGCTCTTATTCTGAATGGCGGCTTCTATGAGGGTGTGTCCCATAATGGTTCGACCGAGCATTTCACTGGTTACACCCATTGCGCGGTTCTTTTCATAGTTAGTAAAGTATGGTTCTTTCATAAACCAAGTACCACCAACAGCTGTAAACCGTACGTCAACCTCCGTGCGTTCTTTTACGAAATCCTCATATAGTTTCGGATCAATCCAAGAGCTTCCGAGGGTAAAATCAATCAAATGCGCAGGAATTTCCATAGGCATAACCTCCTGCAATGCCCTGATGTTACGGTCAAATTTCCCATTCTCGTTGTTTTCCTTTGCTTGACGGAGTTTTTCGCGGATATTTCCACTCAAGTACTGATACGATGCTTCCATCTGCCGGGTTACAGGGTTCTCGAAGCCATAACCGCTTTCGATTATTTCATTCTTCACATCCTCGATACCTGTACTAAGTTGTTCCGCGATGTATGGTACATCAACACGACCGAATTTGAAGATACTTGCAATAATACCGTCCTTGATATTGGTAGGAGTAGGCTCTTTCTCTTTTTCAACAACACGCTTGCTAAATATATCGGTCTTGTCAAATTTCTGTATCCGGTTCCCTTTTTCATCTGCCGTTTCTTCAAACTTTTCAAGAGCGAACACATTGGCATAGTCCACATCATTACGGAGGAATGCAATGGCTGTGTTCTTGTTGAAGTGTCCGTATGTGGAAACAAAATCATCGTATGCCTTGTTGAGTTTGTCAAGCAAGGGCTTCAGTCCCTCATCACTTTCGTTCTCGGTCTGATAGGAAAGGACTTCCGCAAGGGCTTCCTTGATGGCGGTGTACGCCTCGAAGCATTCCACTTTCGTATGTCCTTTTACCTTATTGGCATTCACATCGAGAGGTTGTGCGCTTGCGGTTGAGTTGATGTACAGCTTTCCGTCTTTGACAAACACTTCGCCAATCTTCTTGCCGGGCATTGCATCAGTGACAAGTTCTGTGTTGCGTTCGCCAAATTCCTCTGCACTGAATGAACGGACAAACTCCGATAACATATCTTCCTGCTTCTTGTCCTGCTTAGGATATAAGCTCTTGCTTGTCGGGCGGAAAGTGTCGCCTTTCTCAAATGCAAAATGCATTTCACCTGCCATATTTTCGGGATGTTCAATGAAATATCGGTTGTAGTCCATCGAAAGTTGCTTGATGACAGGCGTTTCCTTGCCCTTGACCTTGCGTGTTTCTCCAGTGTCGTACTCCGTCATACGTTCTCCGCTCACATCGCTTACATCAATGGCATGGACAGACTTCTGTCCGTTCACACGCTTGCGAATAACAACGATGTCAGAGGTTACTCCGGTGCCGCCGAAAGTCTTGTTGTGCATACGGAAAGCACCCACGAAGTCTGAACCTCCCTCGCTCACAATCCAGTCACGGAGTTTCTTGCTGTTGTCAAGCGTACCGTTGGACGTGATAAAAATGCCTAAACCGCCCTCACGCAGTTTGCGCACATTCTTTGCTATACAGAAATCGTGTATATTGTGGAATTTCTTCGACAGGTCTTTGTCACCCGTGATATCGTTTACACGGAGTCCGGTAACGAACGGAACATTGGTAATAGCCAAATCCACACTGCCGTTAGGTATGCGTGTCTGCTCAAAGCCCTGTATTTCCACTTTGGCATCAGGATAAAGGAGCGAGAGAATACCGCCTGAAGTTCCGTCAATCTCTATGGCATGGATATCGCTACGCTCACTGATGTTTGTAGGCATCTGTCCCAAGATATTGCCGATACCGGCAGAACCTTCAAGAATGTTTCCACCGTTGAAGCCCATTTGTTTGGCAATGTCCCAAAGCGTATCCACAACGTAAGCCGGAGTGTAATAAGCACTATTTGCACTCATTACAGCCTCTTTATACGCCTTTTCGCCAAGCAATTCACGGAGCCTCTTTGCAATGGGGTTAGGAGCATACGATGTACCTTCGTTGAAAGCCTTACCCAAACCGCCCCAGCCGCTGAACTTGCGAAGGGTTTGCATCTGTTTTTCTGTAGCCTGTTCGCCACTTTCAAGCAACAGGTTTGCAAGCTCGATAGCCTTGATGTTGGCTTCGATACGTGCATCTACCGATGTCGGAGCATGGTCTTTGCCACGTTCAGAATGATTGTTGCGGATGTTCTTTTTTTCTTCTATGGCATCTGAAAGTCGAGGTCGCACAGCCCTATCGACTGCATCGCCTGTTCCTTCTCTTTCGTTGTCAGTTCCTCTACCGGCTTGTTGTTCGTTTTCGCCACTTGTTTCAGTGCCTCTTGATAATCCTTGCCCGTGTCGATTACCGTTGGTTGACAATCCTTCGGGGCGAACTGCATCATTTCTTCGTAATCCATCTTTGTTATTAGTTTCGTTATTATCAAATTGATTGTCAAACAAATCTAAGCTGTTTGATTTACGCGAAATTACTGTTTTTTTCTCAACCTTTTTGCGCGTCGAACGAGTTTTCTTTATACGTTCTTCGGCAATTTCAACTTCCTTGTTTACTTCAGCTTCTCTCGCAATGGTTTCAGTAGTCGCAAAAATGTCAATGCCAGGTTTATCAAAATTGGTTACATCAAATGCCTGAACTTCATCGTAAGAAGACATTTCTTTGTTCAAACCATTTTCTAAAACTTCGGGCAGGTCCCTTGCGCCATTATAGAACGCTTTGAGATATGGACGTATGGCATCACCCAAGTCAGCAATCATGGCCGTTGCATACTCGGCAAACTTTCGCGATCCTTTCTCCAAATGATACACTGCCATTTCCGTACCGATTGCAAGTATCTCTGGATCTATGCCGATATTCATTTGACCGAGAAGTTTCTTGCGCATACGCTCGCGAAGCTCAGCGTACCGTTCATCGGTAACAAGACGGTTGCCGCTCGGATTATTTTCCGACTTAGGCTCTTGCTTTACGGTTTCTGCTTTTTCTGCACGTGCAATTTCCCTAATCTTGACCTTGTTTTCAAGAATAGTTTCAACAGCATCACGCAGCTCCTGATCGAAATTCTTAGGATTGCGCACAATCTCCAACATTTCTTCAGGACTGTTTGCTGTGTAATTGAAACGTCCATCCCCAATAGGGATAGAGCCGCTCACGTCATCACGCTTCAATGTGGTATATCCTGTTTCCTTGTCAACAGAAACAGAGTATTGCCATACAGGGGTATATTCCTGTTTTTCCTCTTGCTTCTGTATTTTCGCCTGTGGAGACTCTGCAAACTGCACATCACCGTCATTGACCTTAGACAAATCGGACAGGGATAATGGGGGTTGTGATTGTGCATCTGTGGCGTAGTCAACCAATCGTCTGGCATCTTCTTCACTACGCATCATAAATCCACGTTTTTCTCTATCCCACCAGCCTTTCATCTCTTTGGCGAACATGGCTGTGTGCTTCTGAACTTCCTTGCGCAATTCCGACTGAAATTTTACAAGGTGCATGTCCAATACCTTGCCTCGCTTGGTAGTGTATTGTGCCGGCTCAATAGTGTATCCATTGCCGGAGACAGAAGATTCCGCTTTTTGAGGAACGTCTTCTGTCTTTACACTCTTATATTCTGCAAACGCTTTTGTCTTGCGGTGGCTGCTACCTATCCACTTCTCGAAATCCTCCAAGTTTACGGCAGTTACCACCGTCTTGTGCTTCTTCGCCCAATTTTTGTCATAGTTGGCAAAATAAGCCGTCTCGGCATCGGCCGCCTCATTGAAGCCAAGCATTACCTTATGCTCGTCAAAGCTGCCGTCCTCGTTGTATTGATCCACCACAAACGCTTTTCGACCGTTCCACCCATCAATATCATCAGATAGGAACACATCTATATGGTCGCCGTCCACGCCCTCCGTACCACGAATGTAGCCGTAGGTGTTCTGCATGGTCGTTTCCCACTTCTTGCCATTAGCATCCACGCCACTACGAACAGAACCTTTCGGTTGCTCGATGCTAATATCAAATGTACCTACACGTACATGCCCTTTCTTGTAATTGCCGGCTTCTTTCTGGGCTTCGGTAGGATTTATATCGGTATTTGCTTCGGCATCTGCAATTTTTTCACTTAACTCACTGTTATTACGGAAAGAATGAGTATCTTTGTTTTCAGAAGCATTACTCTCTTGCGTAGGAAGGAGGTCCGGCACATCGTCTCGATGTTCAGCTAAGCGCCATTCAGAGCTGTTGGAGAGTAATGCTTCTCTTATATAGAGCACACCGCTTTCCTGTAAGGCTCTTTTGACTTTGTTCTTGTTCATATAGTGACTGCTTACAGACACTTCCATCCCGTCCTGCTTGACAGTAATAGAGGCATAGAACTTAACCTTCTCTCCATTCCTGTTGAATGTCTTGATAAACAAAAAGCTGCTTCCTCTCTCTGCGTTTCCGTCTTTCGCTTCGCTTGCCTCCTCTATAATCACATCCGGATTAGACAATGTAGGACCAACCATACCGAACTCCTTGGTACGCTTTTTCTCAAAGAATTTAGTGATCTGGTTTCCTCCCATTTTCACAGATCCTATGGGGGTGGCAATAAAATTGTTCTCGTCGAATGTTTCAGCCCAAGTCTCAGGAGTAAGTTCTTTCTCACTCGATATTTCTGCTGCAGACTCCATGCGAGACAAAAGCAAATCCGCCTCTTCTCCACTTAATCCTTGCGGCTTTGACACAGGACCCTGTTGAGCCTCATCCGCATATCTTCTTCCTACGGCTTCATCTCCTGCGCCCTCTTGTGCAGCTCCATCCGCGTTACGGATACCGTTATCAACTCCCGGATGTTCTGTTTCAATTTCACCAGTTCGCCCGGTCGGTACAGATTGTTCTCCTTGCAATAACTGATCGCCTCTTTCGTGTAGACTGCCAGTTCTTCTTTCGTCATCTCGTTCAATTGTTTCATCTGGATTATTTTTATTTTCCGCTAAGATAGCATCTATCTCAGAGAGTTCTTCTTCGATGTCTCTTATTTCATCAGCAATTTCCCCGCTGACGTATTCGACCGTCTCATCTGTGAGAGTTTGAGCCTGCCTACGCAGATCCTCTTCGTAGGATTCGTAGTCCTCCGGCGAGAGATGGTAGTTCTCTTCGCACCAGCGGGCATATTCGTTATATTCTGCCTGCCGCATCTCTTCGGCTTTCGCTTCGCGGCGGCTCTTGATGTAATTGATCAGATCGCCACGGGTACGCGCCGTCGAGAGCACCTCAATAATAGCATTACGACCGGCATTCGGATCATTCTGGTCAAAGAAATTAGTGCCGTTCTCCAAATCTGCCTGCATCAGGATTTCGCCGGCACGCTCTATCGATACGCCACCTTTATCTTTCCCGGCAAACAATCCAAACAGCGAACGGGATTCAGATATACGCCCTCCGGTTTCACGTCGATAATCATCCTGCAGCAACTTTATAGAACCATTGGCCAGCATTTGCGCAGCCAGTTCTTCCCCGCTTTGTGGTGCAGTATTACGCATTAAATTAATAGCAGCTTCTTCACCCGGTTTCACACGGGCATCCTGCAATTTTGATTTAATATCTTCCCAATAGCTCTTTTCCTGTTCGATAGGCTTCCGCCCTTCTTCCCACTCTTTTTTTCTGGCTTTATAACCGTCTATATCAAGCTCCATCACAGGAGCCTTTTTGCCCGACTCGGTTAAACGCCTTTCTGCATCAGAAATATGATTATTTACAAACTGGTCCACTTCTTCAAGTGTCAGGGAACCGTCAAGAAGAGCATCTAAAGTATCACTAATTTCTGCCTGATGATAAATAGGATTACCAGCCTCGTCCATGGGAATAGATGATTCTGGAGTATTTGACTCTTGGTTAATCGGAATTTCCGTCTGGGATGCTGGTAAAATAACATTTTCTTCGGCAGAACTATCCACATCTGGCGTGACAGTCTGGTAAAACGCTTCCAGATCTGCCAATTCCTGTTTTTTTACACGTATTTCATCCCGCAACGATGCACGTTCCCCACCCGATGCTTTCTCAATCCGGGATTCTGACTTGGATATTTCACTTCGTTTATTCTCTATATCCGCACGCAAATCTTCAAGAGCCGTCTGAGGAGATTCGGAAAGGGACGTATATTCATATTGCTGCTGTGGAGTCATGGCCTTATAGTCGATCGTCCCGTCATTTCGTTTGGGCAACGATGCGACAACACTCTCCAACGTCTTTTCCGGCACATTTTCTAACACTCTGCTGTCTCCATCCGTTGAAGAATCCTCATTTGGGGTTTGATTTTTTGACATATTGTCAATAATAGAATCCACCCCTATTTCTTCCGTCATGCCATCAACTTCAACGATAACACCTCCATCATCGCTCATCTGCTGCACTATCCCTTGACGACCGTCCACCAAATTCACCAAATCGCCAGGATTAAACATCACCGGCTGCATATCTGCTGCTTCGGACTCCTTCTCTTCTTGTGCAATCACTTCGCCGGGGACCGTGTTTATGATATCGGCATATAATTGCTCAACTGGATACTGTTCGATCAAACTATCGAACATTTCAGGTCGTCCTTGCTGGACTTTGCCATTTTCATCAAGATAATACAAAATATCATCCGACTGTTTTGCATCCACCAATCCTTCTTCGTCAAAAACAATATTACCGCCTGTTATATAAACCGGCTGGTCTGAAGAAGGAAATTTGACTGTAACAACTTGCCCCATGTCTTTATTGGCCGTTCGGCCAATATCATCCATACGGCGTCTTGTTTCTTCGTCAATACGCGACTGCACATAGTCTACATATCCGTTATAATTCAGCAGATCAACCGTGTATTGTTCAAGTTTTCGCTTTTCCTCCGGATTCAAGTTCTTAACCGATGCAACATTATCGATAAAAGATTGTATTGATTTCGGATTTTTCAATCGATTAACGATCGCGTCATTGAACTTTTCCACATCTTCATGCAGGATTTCCCCGGCGAAAGTTGAAGATTCTTTATATCTATTCGTGATCTGCCGTTTTTGATAAGCACTATATCCTTTAGCTGCACCAATAAAAGGAGAAAACTGTGCACCTCCCATTGAACCAGCAACACCGGCATCAAGCATCGTTTTAAATATATTGTCATTACGCTCTACACCTGTTAATCGGTCTATCGCATAACCGGCAAGAGCATTTCCGGCCTCTTCCAAGCCTTCTGAGGCTATCGGCATTGCAAACCAATGTTTCCCCTCAAAAGAGGCTATCTTATCAAGAAAATTCTTCTTTACAAGATTGGCGGCTGCCTCACGACCACTCTTCTGTAAGATATTTCTTACTGTACGGCCCATCATCCCCGCGCCAAAAACTTCAGACAAACTTTCGGCCGCACCCGTTCCAATCGCATTAGCCCATTTTAAAGTTTCGCCCATTTCTGGATTTTCCCGGCTCAATTCGTCATATTTGTCAGAAGCAGTAGTAAGCCCTGCTGCAACAAGTCCCGCACCACCTGTTGCGGCAATAGCAGCAGAAGTCGCAGCAGATTCGGCTGCATCCAAAAAAGCCGAACCGAACGCCCCTTGATAATCGCCCTCGCTCCATAGGTCTGAAAAACTTTTTCCTTTATAGCGATCCGACCGTTCATGCATATCTTCTGCGAACGCTTCTGCGTTTTTAGAGAGTCTTTCTAAACCAGCATTCTTATCTGGAATATGAGCAATCATGCCAAGCCCAGGAATAGTACCTGCAAGAGACTGTGCAGCCACACCAGCCGCCCCTTTAGTATGCTCATTTGCCCAATCCACAGCAGATTCGACAGGGGTAGTGATCTTTTTCAGTAAATTGGTAGAAGAGCCTACCAGACGGCCAGCGCCAGCAGCAAGACGTTCGCCAAAATCCCCAAAGAAATTATCCGTATCCTCTCCATATCCTAATTTCGTTTCAAATTGCTTGAAATCGCCAAGATCAGAGTATCCATTTTCTGACAATACCGTATAAACATGTTCACGTTTCCCAGAATCCTTTAAACTCCCTTCGAACTCCGACAATGTTCCTAAATCCGTATAGCCTTCACCTTTCAGCGCTTCATATAACCTCGCTGTATTATCACGTTCTGCCATTACCATCCGATTTTTTTAGTTCCTATATTCTCTCCCCACAACTTCTTTTCTTTGTTCTTTTCGACCAGAGTCTCACCAGCGCGATATGAACTATCTAAGATCGACTCCAATTCATCCTGTAACTCTGGAAAATCCTTTATCTTCCTTTTCACAATAGATAGCATCTTAGTTGACTGATCTCCGCCTTCACCCATTTGCATTTTTATATCGTCAACTGTACGCCCGTCGTTAGGATTAGAAGCTATTATTTCCTGCATCCTATTGTATAAATACCCAGCTACCGCGGTTGCTTCGTCTTTAGGTATCACTGTTTTTCGCCCATTATGGCCAATCAAATAGTCGAACTTATCTTTTCCTTTTTCTTTGTCCAGACTTGCAGCAATTTTTTGTCGCTGGAGATCAAGATTCTGCCTTCTGTATTCAGCCGTTTTTCTATCCCTCTCCGCCTGCATTTCTGCATCTGCTTTATCCTTTGTTGCTCGACGGGTATTCTCTGCAAGTTTAAGTCGAGTGTCAATATCAAACTTATACTTATTCCAATCAGCAGTAGCTTTTGCAGCAGCAGCGGCCCTTTCATTTTGATAATCCTGTAAGCGGGCATTAAGAAGAGCATTATCGAATCGGACGCTATCTGCCCGCTGAAGGTCTTTCAGTCTTTGCAATCTTGCGTCAGCTATGCTTGTGTTCGATTGAGGCTGGTCAAATATCCTACGACCGGCTACACCAGTCGCAAGATTGACACCTAACCCCAATATATCCGATAACATCCCAAGTTTTTTCTGCCGTTCCGCTTCTGCGACCTCTTTTTCATATGAGCGCGGCCTGCCGTACTGACTTACAATATCATATATAGTTTGAGGCTTAATGGTTGTTTGTGATACCGGTTCCACCTCTACTTTATCTGGATATTCCGGTCGAGGAACATTTAACGAAGAATCGGACAACATAGGCGTATCTTCAGCAGGAGCCGGAGTAAACGTGCCGTCCGGCTTTTGTCTTGCTTTTAGCTTTTCGAATAATAATCCCATATCAATCCTTATTTATTCCACACACTTCCCAGTCTATCTACCATCTTACCCGCTAACTTGGAGTTTCCAAGCAGGCTACCAGCAGTCTGCAAAGCACCACCAGCCATACCGGCATAACCTCTTTCCGACATGGCTGATTGGCCAAGACGAGCCTGATCAAGTGCATTCTGCTGATTTAGGTACAGGGATTTTACATTGTTCTTATACGCATCGGCATTTGCCTGAATGCCGGACGCGGCATCAGCAATAATTTCATTGTTCGCCTGCTTTTGTGCAACGACAGCTTCCGGGGTTGCGCCTGTTACAGCCGCCGAAGCTGCAGCAGTTTGGTTGCTTTTTCTCATCGTATCCCTTACCCGCTTCATGGCCGCCTGTACATCCGATCGATCCATATAATTCTGGTAATATTCGCTATTGAAGAAATCTTCATTTCGCTGTTTAGCTTCGCGGATGATCCGATCCTGACGCTTTCTTTCTTTAGCCGCCTTGATACCTCCAAACATTGAATTTGCAAGCCCTAAGCCGCCTCCTATTAATCCCAACATATCAATACTTTTTTCCACAAATGTAAGATTACAGGACCACTATGCACATGTTAAATTGATACTTTAATTAAATACACATATATTATTGTTTCATACATTGTTATATTTGCAATAAAAACTATTTACAAACTATATATGGCAAGACCGAAAGGAGCACCGAAAGTCGGGGGAAGAGTAAAAGGAACACCAAATAAGATTAAGTTGGAAATCCGCATGAAGATGTCAGATTTTATCATTGACCATTTCAACGACTTCGTCAAGTATTGGGAAGAACTACCGAAGGATTCCCCTGCTAAATTTAGCACATATATCAATGTGCTAAAGTATGTATTGCCTCCTATAGCAGCCGAACCCTTAAGTGAGGAAGGAACAGAGTCGACTGCAAGTGCAATATCAAAGAGTATCGAAGATTTAAAGAACGCATCAAAATAAGATACAGTATGACAACAGTAATCAACATCAACAGAGCCTTGATATTCGAGGGTATCTCCAAAATAACCGGCTTTATAGGCAAAAACGTTGAAAACGGACTGGATCGCATTGCGGTGACGGAAGACGAAAGAAATATCATCGACGACCTCATTAGAAGTTCGATCATATCCATGACCGCTTTCGTTTCAGCGTATCATCCTGTTTTAAATGACAACGGAATAACCATTGAGACACCTTCGAATTTTGACAGGGCCGCATCCGAAGCGTTACAATCGGAAATGGAAACGTATATCATCAATCAATCATGCTACAACTGGTTCCATATCGCAAGAGAAGAAAACGATGCGGGAAAATACAGCGAATATGCAAAAAACAATATCCTCAATATTAACCTACTCCTTTCGAGGAGAACAAGACCTCAAAGAATATGACTGTTCAATTTGAAATAACAAAAAAAGATGTGCTTCTGCAGGTCAAAACAGAAGCCTTTGTAACAGGTGAAGCAAACAAGGACGGCGAGCTCTCCCGTATCAACCATGCAACAAAAACACAGGCAAGCGACGATGACGATGATATTCTTAATGAGTATATCAATACGGCAGCATCAGCGATTACCGATTTGCTGTCCGGCCATCTTTCGCCATCACAACCTGCAGATCAAAAAGAAAAGTTTATTTTCACATGCCAAATGCCTGATTCATACGATACGAATCAGAACCGGGCTATCACAAACGGCATCAAAGATTATATGTCGGCCTATACTCTATACAAATGGTATAAAAGGGTGGCTCCAGACATGGCAGATGCAAGTGAATTGGAAATTATCAGGTCTGATATCAATCATAGGATAAACCAAAGAAGAAAATCCGTCAGACGGCCTGTTCTTCCTCTCAACTTTTAAAAGAGACAACCGCTAACTCTAAAACTTAGCGGTTGTCCACATTATACGCAATACCGGCTCATCTCAAGCGATTCGTGTAGGTTTCGTCCACCATAAACTCAATATAGTTTAACGCGACATCCGTACGCACCCCTCCGACCAAAGCTATCATGAAATATTTGAACGCTTTCGTTTTATTCATTTTGGTAATAAGGTCGCGCACGTCTTCGATCTTTTCACGCCCGGACAGCAGAATAAAGTGTTCGGCATCGTTGCTACCCAAAACATAGAAGCCGCATTTGCTGAAAGCCAAAATCTCTTGATCCCTGAATTTAACCGTCTCTCCGCGAAAATATACTAATGATTCGGATGGACGTATTACGCCACGAATAGCTGATTGCACGATACGTTTATGGGTAAGCGTGCCAAACTTGATAGGACGAGTCAGCAGCAGTATTTTGTTGACTGTCCTATGTCCATTGTGCATATTGTAAACCCCGTGGTCGTTGAATACGGCCAAACATTCGGGATAAGAGTTTAGAAAGCGGTTGATTGAAGCGGAAATCTTGTACCAGCTACCCGATTGCATATTGAACACGTAGGAATATGGGTAGTTCCGGTTTGCTACAATAACCTCTTTGTCTTCATAATTATACCCGACCTTTGCTTCCTCCAAATAATAAATAAATTCAGTGGAGGAAAGTTTGTCGCTGAATCCACCCACACCTGCAATTTTTTTAATTATAGGCGAACTGTCGACTGCCGTAGGAAGATAACCTTCCATGTCGGACGATATATCTCTTACAGTCGATCCTGATAGGACCTTCAGCCCTGAATCCGTAGAAAACACAATTGCATCATCAGTGGAAACAATGGAATCCGGATTATTGCATACATCCCGTGTCACAGAAAAAGAATTTGCATAAGCGATATCGCCGGTTCCGACCGATAAGGCAAAAACACCTTCGCCCGTAAACACATAAAGAGGAAATTGCCCGAACTGGCCCGTCGACAAGGCCGTTGTCGCTGTAGCCATTGCCACTATGTTACGACTCGAAACCGTATATGTTTGTTTGGCGGGAAAATAAAACGGGTTTGAGACATTTGATACCTTCAATTTATTGGGAGCAACCGACACGGAATCTTCTGGCAAAGGCGTATAGGTCCCATACTTATCGGTTATCGAGTGAGGATAAAGCCCTTTTAAGCTATAGGCTATGTTCAAGAAAGGATGCGGCTTCAATGGAATCTCATCGTAATACTTATCATTGTAGATAATCATTTTGACCGCCCGTGAATCCGGGTAAGACAGGTATGGGGAAACCATAGCACCATAGGCCGTACTTGCTCCATGTACTATTTTCATTCCGCTTTCCGTCTTGACATGCACCTCCGTATTTACCGTAAATTCGTTAATGTCGCTAACCGCAAACATTCCCAGAGGATAGGGTTTGGCAAGTTTTTCCCGGATGTTCCCTACATGCAGCTTTCCGTTATATGTATACAGGTTTCCGGTTATCCTGCTTCTCGTAAAATCATCATCAGTTGCGACTTCTTGCTGTTCCAGGTTCTTAAATGCCTTGCCTTCGGCAAATATATTTTCAAACCCATTCGATATATCTCCGATCGGGATGCTTTTGACAAGATAAAAATTAGATATTTCCCCTATTTCTTCAAGCAATTCGCTTTCCGACTTAAACGGGAGATCCACCATCATATTATTCTTGTCCAAAACGGTCACTGTTTTTATCGTACTATCAAGATCATTGATTACAAACGGTCTTGAAACGAATATGTCCACAGACGAAGCGACATCTTTCCAGCCGGACAAGCCGGATAAATCATATTTAACGCCTATGGTCCGAGGGTTTGCGATAAGTTTATAAGTAAAACCTTCCACCGACAGGGAATCAAAATCAAATTTGGTTTTACTTACTGCCATCCTAATAAAATTTGGTTCGCCGACCAGCAGCGGGGACGAATGCATCACGTAGCTCTCATCGAACAGCCTGACGGCATACCTTACAAGGACAGGATATATAACATGTCCTGCATCATACACATCTTCTTGCAACAGTTTGTAATAACTTGCTTTAAAAGAATTGGTAATAATCTTTTCCCCGGCCTCGTTCAATGTTGCAAGGCTCCCGACATCCTGAATACGAACTGCCGGCTCCAAATTACACGATATATCATCCGAGTAGACAGCTTCTTCTTTAATACAAGAAAAACGGATCGACGGTTCCGGAATCTGATCACCAAGATATGTATATTCCCCACCTATGAATATTGCATAATGGATACTTTCGCCCGTCGCCATGACGAGGATATTCCCGACAGATTGTATCTGCTTTACGCCAGGTATCTGCGCGAAAGCTGTATTCTTTACAACCCATTGCCCGTCCACTTTATCGCTATCGAAAAGGACAATGTCGTTGGCATACGAAATCAAATGCTCGTACGTGCCGTTTTTGTGCACAAATACCGGAGATTTTCCCTCTGCAAACTGACGTTCAAGTATTGGCCTCCCAACGGGTTCTATCGATCCGTTTTTAGGACGTGCATTTATCAGTTCCGAGCACATCCCGTCTTTTGACACGCCATCATCTGTATTACGGCTTATACCTCCCAGCCCAACATTGACCTTATTCATAGATTCTTACTTTTTACAAAGTAAGGCATTGCAAGTAATGTAGTAACTGTTATTTTGGAACAAATAAAAGGCTTACCCAAAAGATTGCCGTTCCTATGAAAAACCCTTTCCTTTTTGCCGTTCGTAAAATCTGTGTTCTTTTTTGTCCAGATTATCAACCCTAAACAACGCTTTACTCCCAATAGGCATATCTTCTGGAAGATGTTTTACCAACTCGGAAATTACATCGTTAACATTGTTATACCCCAAATCTTCAAACGAATATATTTTCTTCTCTTGGAAAAACACAGTGCCACGGACCATATTTTTGAATGATATTCTAAATTGAGTTTGCTCCACATCTACATCATCTTCCAATAAATCCGGCAACTTATCATAAAACACAAAATCTATCACTTTCCGGTTTAACTCCGAAACAATCGAGTAATCTGGTTTGACATATACCTCCGTCACTTTATGAGCGCTTGCATGGTTCATGGCAAACGCCACATCATACATAGTTGCCCTTATATCATTTCTCGCAATCGTTCCCCAGCTATGCCGGAACGTGTAGACACAATATGACTCTGGAAGTTCATTGAATTGACAAATTTTCCTTAGACCGCCATTCACATTCACATTAAAAATGTCATTATCAGAATAACGTTTATGGAAATTAAAAAGATATTCATCCCCGTCTTCAGATTTGTATTTTTCAAACAAGTCTTTTAAAATATCCGGCACATCCAGTTCCATATACGCACCATCACTCCTGAACTTAGCCGTCTTCCGTCTATTATAGGAAATTTTCCCATCTTTATAATCGGATACCTTCAGATGATACAAATCTGCAGTATTTATACCTGCCAAACACATCACCATCTTGGCAACATCTTGAGCTAATTCCGGGAGTGGACATTTCATCTTTGAAGGAGGAAGAGGTAATTCAAAGAATTTTTTTATTTCTGAAGCAGGTATGGCCTTATGTTCCGGCTTATCGGATTTAGGAATAACAATCTTTGGCCAAGGATTCGTTTTTATCTGGATAAGCCCACGGTCATAATCGTTATACTTCAATATGCCAGCTTTGAATATTTGTCGTACGCAAACAGGATACATCTCTTTCGCCCTTGATGTTCCAGATAAAGATTTCATCCAATCATTTACAAACTTAGTTGTGAATCTGGAAAACATCAGTTTATTCGTCCCGGCGAATCTTTCCAAATGCTGATACGCCAACTGATAATTTTTTGCATTTCTTTCTTGACCGGATTTTGCCATTTCAAACTTATATTTTCGTGCAAAATCTGAAAAGCACACGTCAGTTTCTGTTTTTTCCAAAAAATCAACAAGCTCTTTTATGCTCCACTTCGATATATCTTCTTTATTGGCTTTATCTATATATGTCTTAATAATGTCTGAACAAAAAGATAACACAAAAGGATCTTTCACTTCGCCTGTGCGTGTTAATCCTTTTTTATCCACCATCTTATCCGTTTTTATGTAAGACGATTTTCGATTATGAGTAACCCTTATGTAAACGGGATAAAAACCGTCACTTCTCTGTTTTTGCACACATGTCTTGAAAGTTGCCAT